CGGCGAGCCTCCGGCGAGCCTCCGGCGAGCCTCCGGCGAGCCTCCGGCGAGCCTCCGGCGAGCCTCCGGCGAGCCTCCGGCGAGCCTCCGGCGAGCCTCCGGCGAGCCTCCGGCGAGCCTCCGGCGAGCCTCCGGCGACGAAGTGACTCCTCACTGATTCAGCTCGTGTACACGTCCGAGCCGATGCACTCGTTGATGAGTGTGAGTCACCGCCGGTCGCGGTCTCGTCGCCGCTCCCGCCGGACGCTCCGTGTGCCTCTTTACCAATACGCATCCCGCCAAAGACGCGCCGACCATGCACCCGACCACGCCGTCGAGCAGGTGATTTTCCCGTCCGGGCGTGAGCTTCCAGATGTCCACCTTTCGCCCGCGTCCGGCGGTCGGAGTGCTGGTTTCGCTGGACAGATGCTCCGCGATCATGCGGTGCGTCTCCTCGTCGCTGCCCCATAGCGAAAAACTGCCGGGATCACCCATCGCAGTGCAGAGGCGCTCTCGAAAAAACGATTTCCAAAAGTTGGTATCGTACTCCAGCAGCCGCGCCGACCGCTTGCGTCTCGCCGACGGGATCCACCAGTTGAAACCGATCTTGTCGCCGGTATTTTTGCGGTACTCGGTGATCGGCTTCTGGGCGGCGGTGATGCCGACGCCTTTCGATGGCAGTATGATCGAAGCGTGAAGGCTTTCCCGCGCGGCGCGGTAGACGCTGTCGGTCGATCGCCCCCATCCGGAGTCGATGATGCAGCGCTGGATCCGCATCTCTGTGCCGTCATCGCGGAGAAAATCCCGGACGAGATAGTCGTCGGTCAGCGCATGGAGCGCGTTGTAGATCGCGCCCTCCAGCCCCGCGCCGGGAAACATCTCGCCGTAGGTCGGGTGCGCGTCGGAGAGCGTGAAGTGCCGCCGCTTCTGGTCTGGGTATGCTCCGTAGTCGATCACCCAACACGTGAAGTCGTCGGCGAAGGCGCAGACGACGAAGTAGAGGAGGTCTTTCTGCACGTCGATGTACATGACCAGCGTATTCGCTTGGATCGGCAGCGTTGCGCGTTTGCGGTGATTCAGGTGTTCCAGCACCTGATCGACGGTGATGCGATCGATGGTGTCGTCCTCCGCCGGGACGGGATCGTTCTGGTACTCGGCGAAAAACTCGTCGCGCCCCTTGAAATAGAGGTTCATCGCGTACTGGATGCCGGAGAGTTCGTCCGGCTCGAAGCGCTCCGGCCAGCTCGACTCCGCGCCCTCGTCCATCTCGGCTTGATGGTCGCGGTAGAATTCCGTCGCGTCACGGTTGTCGTCGTATTTGCGGTACGAGTCGACGCTGATCTCGTGGTAGCGATGCCACAGATCCATGTTTTTCGGAAATGATCGCAGCAGCGGCAGTCGTTCGCCGTTCCACTCCGGATTCTTGTCGCGGTTCAGCACTTGGTCGGCAACGTCGTCCGGGTGGATCACCGTGCAGGGCATCACGCCAGAGATCTTCTTTCCCGGGCCGGCGAGACCGAGGATGTCGCCCTTGATCGTCCGGAGGCGCTTTTTGCACTGCTCCGGACTTTCGGCGGATTCGCGGGTTTGCGGATCGTCGACGATCACCATCTCCGGGCGGATGTCTTTGCCGTTCGCTTTGCGTTTCATGCCGCGCACTCGACCGGTAATACCGACAGCTTGAATGATCGCGCCGCTGGCTGGCGATCCCTCGACCGTCGGCAGGACGATCTCGGAGACGCTCCAGCAGATGTGTGTCCGCTGCCCGTTCAAAAGCTGCCCCGACGCGCGGTTGTTGATCCCCTCCAACTTTCTGATGGGATAACAGACCTCCGGGAAGTCGTCGAAGAGGAGGTCGTTCTGCTCCAGTTCGCTTTTGATTGTGTCGGCGAGTTCCTGCGCGGCGCTCTCGCTCGCGCCGATGATGAGGACGAATTTCCGGTAGCCGTAGATCAGCGCCCAGATCGCCGCCCGCTCGCAGATCGTTGTCTTGCCCTCTCCACGAGGCATCGCCACCGCGAAAAGTCCACCCTGACGCACGGCAGTCTCGATCTTGGCGATCACTTTGTGGTGATCCGGCGACCATTCAAGGTAGAACGTCTCTGGGAAATAGGTGCGGCAAAACTCCTCAAGGCTTTCGGCGGCCCGGGCGCGGCGCTCCGGATCGACGACTTTCGGCAGCGGCGCGATGTCGCGTCCGCTTTGGCTGGCGGCGGCGCTCCGTTCCCGCGCCGCCTCTTTGATCTCCTCGTAAGAGCGCGGCTGCGCTTCCGGATTTTTCGCCCGCTCGATGGCTGCGGCTCGTTCGTCGATCAGCCACGCCGTATATTTGAGGAGGCTGACCTTTTTGCGCTCCGCGTCGCCGCAAATCCGGTAGCTCGCCCGCTGAAAATGGTTCCGCAGCATCTTGCCGCTGACGGGCGGCTCGTCCGGTGCGGCGAAGTTGAGCAGCCGTTCCAGTTCGGAAAGCGAGAGCTTGTTGACGTTGATCCCTTTTTCTTTCGCCATCGCTCACCTCTGGTTCCGCACGAGCCACGCCGCGTACTTTGGAAGGCTGATCGTGCCGTCCGCGTTCACGGGGCAGCCGGCGGCAATATCTGTCTCGATGATCTCGCGCGTGGCGGCGGTGCTGCCGACGCTTTTCAGAAACTGCACGAGGTCTTCGATCTTCAGCGCCTCGATGTTGTACTTGTTCATCGCCATTCCTTGTCGAACGAAATCACCGCGTCGTAAAAATCGAAGTAAAATTTGGCGATGCCGCTGTCAATCGTCACGACGGTGTTTTCCGTGCGCGGGTTAGTGTTGATGTTGGCGCTGGACTCGATGGCGAAATCGAATTTCTCGCCGTAGCCCGCCATGACCTTGCTGTGGTTGCGGAAGACCGCGATTCTGCCGCCTGATTCCCGGCAAACTTCGCCGAGTTCGTGATATTCGTCCGGGAAGCTGCCGGGGAGTATCTCGCCAACGTAAAAGTCCAGGTGTCCGATCCTGCCGAGCGTGATCTGTCGGTGGTATTCCTGAATGTCGACCTTTGCGATGCACCACGTCGAGCAGAGGAGTTTCTTGACCTTTTGCATCCGCAGGATCCACATCAGGTAGCTGAAACTGTCCACGTCGCCGCCGGAGATCACGTGGTAGCAATCTCCCGGCTCAACGGAGAGCGGCAGGATGTCTTCGATCATCCGCTCGCTGTTCAGGCGGTGGAACAGATGCTTGGAGCGGATCTTGATCATCTTCGCCTCCAGCACCTGCTCCACGTCCTCGACCTGTCCGCAGAGTTCCGCTTCGGTAAACTCGAACTGGAATTCCTCGTTCGGCATCACTTTGCCTCCGCCGTCCGCTTTCGCCATTCGACGATGCCCCAGATCGCCAGCGCCAGCTGCACGAGGTCGAGCGTCGCGCGGCTGTAGAGTCCGCTGCGGATGTCAAATGCCATCCATGCGACGTTGCCAACCGTCCAGAGGTAGAAGCATTCCGTTCGTTTCTTCACGTTAAGCACCGTCCCCAAAAGGCACAGCGCGGTGGTCGTCCATGTGAAAAGTGCGGTCATGACAATGCGCCCTCCGCCGGGGTGAGCGTTTGCCAGTCGCATCCCTCTCCGTATTTGAATTCCGCCCAACGCTTCCGGATCACGTCGGCATAGTGCTCGTCCAGTTCCATCAGGCGGGCTTTCCTGCCGGTCTGCTCCGCCGCGATGATCGTGCTGCCACTGCCGCCGAAGTCGTCGAAGATGATGTCGCCGCGCTGCGTGGAGTTTTTGATCAGGCGGATCAACATCTCGACCGGCTTCATTGTCGGGTGGAGGTCGCACTTCGTCGGCTTATTCTGGGCGATGACCGTTGTGTTTTCCTCGACGCAGACCGCGTCCGGCTCGATCACGAAAAAGCGGTTACCAACTTTCAGTTGGTATTTCCCGTCTTCGCGCCGGACGAACGGCTGTCCGTCGATGTCGATAATCGTCCGCTGGCTCCGGTTGTTGTACCAGTTGTGCGCCGCGCCGCCTTTCCAGCCGTAGAGACAGGCTTCGTGCGCCCATTGGTAATCCTGCCGTCCGAGTGTGAAACCGTTCTTCGCCCAGATCAGGTTCTGGCGCAGCGTCAGTCCGGCAAAGCCGACCGCCTGACGGAACGTGAGTCCGTAATTGTCCGAGTGGAAAATGTAAAATGCCGCTCCCGGCTTCATGGCGGTCACCGCCGCGCAAAACGACTTCTTTAGGAACTTCTCGAATTCGTCCGCCGCCATGTTGTCGTTCATGATCTTCATCCCGGCAGAGTTTTCCACCGCAACGTTGTACGGCGGATCGGTGAGCCAGAGGTCGGCGTGGTCTCGATCCATCAGGGCGCGGATGTCTTCGACGCTGGTGGCATCGCCGCAGATCAGGCGGTGGTCTCCGAGCCTATACACCACTCCGCGCTGGCTGTTTGTGTTTTCGACATCGGTCTCCGGCACGTTGTCCGGATCCGTCCGTCCCTCGGTGACCGGATCTTTCTCTTTCAGGAGCGCTTCAAATTCCGCGTCGGAAAATCCGAAGTCATCCATTTTGAAGTCCATCTTCTTCAGGTCGTCAAGTTCGATCGGCAGAAGCGTGAAGTCCCACTCCGAGAGTTCGCCCGTCCGATTGTCCGCGATCCGGTATGCCTTGATTTGTGTTTCCGTCAGGTTGGTGGCGAATACGACCGGCACTTTCGCGCACTGGAATTTGATCGCCGCTTTCCAGCGGGTGTGTCCGACGACGATCACTTTGTTTTTGTCCGCCACCAGCGGCTGCTGCCAGCCGAATTCCGAAATGCTCGCCCAGACCGCATCGATCGCCTGATCGTTGATGCGCGGGTTGTTCTCGTAAGGTGTCAGCTCTGCCGGATCAATCCACTTGATGATCATGTTCTGGATTTTTGCTTCACTCATTTTCCGTTTTTCTCCATGTTGAAATTTTTCCGCCCTCAAAAAGAAAGTCTCTGCAAAAAAACGACTCCTTCCCGCGGGGTCGAGCCGCGAGACGGTCTTCGGTAGTACCTACGCCCTCGTCGCCCTCGTCGCCCCGGTCGACGCCCAACCATCGTCGAGGTCGGTCACCTCCGTCGACGAGGAACGATGTCAAGGTCTTCAGCGAGCGGTCGCAGCGATGATCGCAGGATCTTTCCGACGCGCTGCCGGGAGATGTGGTGCGCTGCGGCCACCTGTCCGATGTTCTCGCCGTCCAGCACGACGGCTTGACAGATCGACCTTTGTGGTTCGCGGAGTCGGCGGATGAAGTCAGTGATATCCTGCGCGTCATGCCTCGACTCGATTTGCGGCTCGAAGTATTCCACGTCGGTGCGCGGCGATTTGTGGCTATGGCAATGGTATGGCATCGGCGATGATCCTGTTCTTTGCGCGGCGCAGTCGGCGCAGGATGCGCTTCTTTGCGGTGGCGGCGGTCATCGAAATAAACGTGGTCGGCTTTCCACGTTGCGAGTTGTAGGAGTGGGCGCGGCGCACCAGCCACATGAGGATTTCTTGTTTGAAGTCCTCGGTGTCGGCATAGCGTCCGGTGATCTCTGCGATTTCGATTGCGCGACAGTTCGCGCATTGCTTTGCGTATGTGATATGTCTGCTGATGAAGTCCATCCAGATCTCCAGTTGCGAGGTTATCCCGCGCGGGTGCGCGGTTCTCACAATAGGAGCAATTTGTACCGATCTTCATGTTGTTCCTTCGTCAAAACGGTATGCGTTCGAGTCCGTCATTGGTCACGTTCCACGCCAGTAGCATCATCGCCTGAAGCGAGAGATCCGGCAGGTCGATGTGCTCGAAGGCATGCGTCTCGCGGTTGTACCGTTTCAGAAAGTGGCGGACGGTGGCTTGCGGCGGGATGTAGCCCTCGATCTTGAGGATCATCTTGTAGATGTTCAGCTGGAGCGCGTAGTGGTAGAAGTTGCAGTCCGGCAGTCCGACCGTTGCGGGGTGAATTCCGGTGCGGTTCCCGTATGCGCGGTAGTTGATCGCCTTGACGAACTTCCAGTCGCCGAGGTCGAAGGTCGTCTCGTCGATTTGACAGAAGAGGTCGATGCTGCCGGCGACGCGGAAGCGTGGCGAGAACACCAGCTTCTCCGGCTCGATCCGGCGGTACTTCGTCTTCAGGTCTTCGACGACGTACCATGCGGCGCGGAAGCGGAGCCGTTCTTCGTCGTCCTGCGGCTGGTGCATGTCGGCGAAGCGTCCGAGGATCTGGCGTTCGCAGTTTTCGTGAGTGCGCGTTCCGTTCTCGGATGCGGTGGCTCCGATCATCTGCCACTCGCGGAGGTACTCCTGCGCGGGGACTCCGGTGCGGGCGGACTTCTTCTCGGCGGCGGCGACTCCGTCGAAGACCGGGAAGGCTTCGTGGATCAGCGTCGTCGCGGAGACGTAGTCGATCCCGTAGTCGTCGACGTAGGCGTGGTTTTCCTCGGTGAAGGTGACCGAGAGTTCGCCGGACGGATGCGCGGCGGTGGTCGAGTTCGGCATAGTCATTTCCCTTTCGCGTCAATGCAGCGGTTGATGTAGTCGGTGATGTTCTCGCCTTTTCTCCGGACGAGGCACGGCGGCGCGGCGGCGCATTCCGGTGCGGTGGTCAGCACTTCGCGGCGGCGGCTCCACTGGGTGAGCAACGCGGAGGCGCGGGCGGTGTCGCCATCGGCGATCGCGTGTCCGATGGCGTTGAAAAAGTCCCGCGACTCGATGTCGAATTTTGGGCGGCTCTGGAGAGGCACGGCGGTTCTGGCGGCGGACATTTCGCGCCCGATTTGCTGCAAATCCGGCGCGGTCATCTCATGCCTCCGCGCTTTTTTGCTCCACGGTGATCCACCCCTTTCCTTATATAGCCCCCTATATATATGTGTATGTGTATGTATTTATTATTTTTTATAGGTATGGAGCATGTGGAGCATTTGGCGCTTGAGGCGGAAAAACGCTCCATGCTGGCGCTTTTTCGGGGTGGGCGCGGGTGGTGCGCTTTTTTTGCTTCAAGGATAAAAGTTATCCGCGCTCCACTGGTGCAACGTGGAGCGGCTTTTTTGTTGCGCTTGTTTTTAGCGGCTCCGCCCCGGAGCGGGTGGAGCACCTGCCGCGCCGCCCCGATGCCGGGGTGGAGCGCTTTTTTCGACGTGTTTTTCGAGTTTTTCATGTCCAGTCAGTCCTTGACGATTTCGATGGCGGTTTTTTCTTTTTCCAGACCGATGACGCGGGTTTGGTCGCCCTCTGCGCGGTAGTTCCACATGATGCCGGAGCGCCGCTTCAGTTCTTTTCCGGCGTGGTGCGGCCAGCGCGTCGTGGCGGGATCGACCTGCGGCAGCATCTTCGTTTTCGCCATGTTCCGGATGATCTCCGCCGGGTGCTTACTGATCCACGTCTCGTTCTTGAACCAGCACTCCAGCACGTAGCTCCGGATGAAGATCCGCTCTTTCGTCGGATCCATGATCGGCATCCCCATGATCGGCTTCGTGTCGACGATGCGCTGCATGATTTCTTCCTCGATCCGGCGGGCGAGTTCCTCGTCGGTGTTCGTTTCCTCTTTCTTGTCGGTGAGGAAGGCGACCACGCGCTGGTACTGCTCCGGTGAGCCGCATGCCGCTTGAAGGATTGCCGTCTCGAACTGCGGCATCCGTGTGGCGGGCGGGATGTCGTAGCCCTGATGAGTCTCGATGATGTCGATGATGTCGGCGAAGATCTGCATCCGGTTCCGCTGGATGTAGGAGATCACGTCGCTCGTCCAGCGCGGGTTCATCTTCGGCTTGGCGACCATGATGTAGTACGCGCGGCTGGCGATGTCGGTATCCACCGTCGCGCCGTTCACGGTGACGACGTAGGTCAGGTTGTTCGGGCGGCTTTCTTCGCCGCGTCCATAGGAAGGTCTTCCGGAGATGCTGCCGGCGGTGACCAGCGTGGCGAGGTTCGACGAGCGCAGGACGCCGGTCACGTTGTCGAGGCGCAGGATCCGCGCGTTCCGTCCTTTCGTGGAGATGATCCGCTTGACGATCTCCTGATAGTTCCGCTCAAGGTCGTAGAGGCTCACGTCGATCGGCTTTCCCTCGTAGAGGTTTTCGCCGTAGAGGAAGGCGACCATTTCCGGAATCATGCTTTTTCCGCTGCCCTGACCGTCCGGGCTGTCGATGATCCATAGCGGACGGGCGACCATCGGCTTGTAGAAGATCGGAGCCATGACGAAGGCGGTCAGGAGGCTTCGGTTGATGTCGTCCACGGGGTTGAAGAAGTCCACGAAGCGCCAGAAGATCTTATGGTCTTCGCTCGGCTCCGGGATGTCGGGGTGCGAGTAGTACACGTCTTCGCGGACGGGGTAGTCCGGCACGAACGAGATCGCGGAGTAGGCGGTCGCGCTCCGCTTCAGCGCGGAGAAGAATTCCTGCTTCGTCACGCCGCCGTCGATCTTCGACCAGTCGACGAGCGTGTTCGTCTTCCGGGCGATCCAGCTGAAGAGGTCGGCGGTGTCGTAGATGTAGCTGATTTCGCCGGTGTCGCGGTCGCGGTCGAAGAGTTCCTCTCCGACGCGGTACGGAGCGCCGAGCAGCCGGATGTGGAGGTCGCGGATCAGCTCGTTTATCTGGCGCGGGTGTTTCTCGGTGATTTTCCGCTTGCCGATCTCTTTTTCCTCGATCTCGTAGTTCCGGAACGGCTTTTTATTCGCCTCTTTCGCGGCTTCGACCGGCGAGAGTTCGTGCGGCTCGTATTCGGGCGTTTCACGCATCATCTCGGCGAGCTTTTCCCATGTGCCGCCCTCCTGCTCGAAGTAGTCCGTCACGTCGCCTTTTGGCAGCCGGGAGCAGCGGACGATCTTCACGCTGGCGGCGATTCCGTAAAGATCCCGGGCGACGAGTTCGGCATGTTCCGCGCCGACGTCGTCGTTGTCGGGCAGGATGACCACCTTTTTGCCGCGCAGGTACTCGGCGAATTCGCTCCGCCACTTTTTCGCGCCGCCGGAGTTGGTGGTCGCCGGGACGCCGATCTTCTTCAGCGTCTCCACGTCCTTTTCGCCCTCGACGACGACGCACCAGTCGGAGGCGTTCACCTCCTGCCAGTTGTACGGGATCGGAGTCACGTTGCCGATGCCCCAGTGATCCGGCGTTCCCTGCACGAATTCCTTTTTCTTCATCGGGTGTTCCATGCGGCAGACGAAGTAGATCAGATTTCCGTTCAGGTCGCGGTACTCGTATCGGGCTTTTTCGACGAAGCCCTCGGCGATCAACTCGTCGTGGCGGTTCCTGCCGGTGGCGGTGTTTTTCCGGAGCTTCACTTCTTCGAGGTGGAGCCAGTCGCCGAGGAGTTCCTGCGCTTGCTGGATCGCCGCGCCGTCCATGCTGCCGAATTTCGTCCGGGCGGCGAGTTCGATCAAACCGCCGCCCTCCTGCGCGGCGTGGTCGAACCATTTCTCCGCGTCGATGGAGACCGAATCGCGCTCTCCGCCGCGCCAGACGGCGACGCAGCGCCCGTCGGTCACTTTCACGCCCAACACCTGCTCGACGAAGTCCACGCACGAGCCGTGTTCCTTGATTTCCCTGAAGTTGTAGTGTTTCATTTTATGGTTCCTTTTTTAGGGTTGGTTTTGCGTTAAAAATTCACCGCCGCCGCTGGATGTAGGCTCTTACTACGTAGACCGTGCCGCACACCGGAACATTCAGATACGCGCGGAACGGCTGGACTCATTCGACCGAGGCGTTGCCGACTCCCGGCATCCGGTGGCGGCGGTGAAAAATCATTCGGCTTTCCTTTCGGTTTCGGTCGCTTCGGTTCGCGTAGAGCGATGCACGACGAAGGCGCGCATGAGTGCGGTCGTGGCTTTATCGATCTCGTCCATCGTCGGTTTCCGTTTGGGTTCGACCATTGCGGGCAACTGCGGGTTTCTCGATCGCATGCGTCGCTCGATGTCCAGCAGCAGATCCGTTTGGCTGATTATGCGCTGGATGCCGTTTTTGGCGGCAGTATCCAACTCGAAGTTCGCGCCGCGACTCTTTTCCCATCCGTCGAGCAGCACGATTGCGGTGGCGTGTTTCAGGTCGTCGACGGCGCAGTCCATGTAAAACTGGTACGGCATTCCGTCACGATGCCGCGCCGGATTCAGCACTTCGCAGCCGTATTCTTTGGCGATCAATCCCGCCACAGCGTAAAACCTGAAGTAATTGAAGAAGGGCAGACCGGTCATCGGGCCGGAGATGTAGACAGTGTCGGTTTTTCGGATCATTTTTTTCCTTTCTGGCGGTCGATGAAACCGCACACGTCGATCAGTGTTTTCGTCAGTTCGTTCAGCTCCTCCGGATCCAGCGTGGCGGCTTCGGTGGTGAATTTCAGGTATGCTCCGCCGCCCTCGTCGAGGGTTTCGACCGTGATCCCCTCGAATTTTTCGCTGTTTTTCACCCACAGCTCGAATTTCGCCTCCGCGAGGATGATCCCAGGCGGCAGCTCGATGTGAAACCGGTTTCTGGCGCTCATTTTCCCTCCCGCTCCCGTTTCTGTTGCCGCCTGTTCGAGATCTCGTACCATGCCTCCGAGACCAGCACCGCGATCACGCCCAGTATGCACAGCGCCGCCAGCGCCATGATGCAGTAGATGGCAATTTCGACGATTTTTCCGATCATTTGGAAAGTCCTCCTTTCGGTTTTATGGTCAGGTTCTGTTCGATCAGGTCGGCGACGCAGTCGCATGCGAAGTTCAGTCCGGTCATCGCCTCGGCGACCGTTTGCGCGGTCTCCTCCTGACCGTGACCGGCGGCGGTCTCGGAGTTGATGATCGCCAGCATCTCGTCGGCGGCTCTCAAGAGGTGGAGCGCCGCGATGATCAGTGAGCGCGTGTTCCGGTCGTTCGTCATTCCGCGCTCCGGTGCTGATAGAGTTTCAGTGCGGCGGTGGCTCCGCGTTCGTCCCGGTAGTCGGTCAGCGTCGAACCGGGTTTGCCGCGATACGGCACGAAGGCGCTGGCGCTGAAGTCCCGCTCTCCATCGGCTTCGCAGGTGAGGCTGTTGAAGCGGTGCGGGTATTTCGCCATTTCGCGCATGATCTCCTCCAGTGTCGGCGCGGGAAGCTCCTTATGGAGCGCCGCCAGTATCATCGGCAGCGCATTGGCGAACTGGTCTTTCATCTCGCGCGGGACGACGTATCCGGAGAGTTTTCCGTTTCGCTCCCAGATGAACCAGATCAGTGAACTTTCCGCGAATGTCCCGTCGGGGATCTTCGCGCACAGTTCCGGCGGCGGTACGATGTCTTCAAGTGGCATTTTTATTAATTCCTTTCTTTTTCGGTGATGCTGGCTTTGAAATTTTGAACCAACAGCCATTTCAGGTTCAGCGCGTCGCGGATGATCGTCGCGTTGTGTTCGTTATAGGTATGCGCGAGAACTTCGCCGGTCGCTCCGTTGGAAATGTCGTATCGCGCCATTCCGCGATTGTAAACGACTCTGTACGGCGGCGGTATCGGTCTCGTCATTTTACTGCTTCCTTTCCCATGCGACATGGTGGATGTTATCGACGATGTCCACGCCGAAGTCCGGATGGGCGGTGTCGATCGGCATTCCGCCCTCGTAGCACCATTCGATGTCCGGGCTGTCCAAGTGAAACGGCTGGAGGTGCGGAGCGATCCCGTATGCGTTTTCGCGTTTTATGAAGAACAGCGTGTCGAGGTCTTTATAGATGTCGCCCTCGTAGATCAGGTTGTTCTGCCGGTCTCGGCATCCGGTGGACAGCTCGACGGTGAAGTTCCCCTCCAGTTTTTCCAAGTAGGATGTTGCGTAGGCATCGTCGTCGGTCTCGATGAAATCGTGGACGACTCGCATGAGTTCGCCGTCCGCCGTCATCACGATGTCGCTGGTGTCGATGTATTCGTTCAGATCGTTGTCGAAGATGCGGAATTTCCGGTAGTCGATGTTTGCGTCCATTTTACAGTCTGGTTTTCTGGTCTTTGAATTGGCGGATTTCGGTGGCGTAGAAATTGGTATATATCGTCGTGGTGAGTTTTCCGTGACCGAGTCCGACATTTTCGATATTCTGCTCCACTTGGATCGGAGTGTGGTATACCGGGTGGTTGAGCGCCTTGCTCAACAGTTTGTCGCATTCTTGGAGCGCTTCTTCGATTTTCGAGATTTCGGGTAGGTTCACTTTTCTTTCTCCTCGATCATTTTCATGGTTTCAAATGCGGATGCGGCGATATTCTGCATGATTCTGCACATGGCGAGGTCGTGCGGGATTTCGATCCGTATTTTTTCGATCAGTTTCCGGATTTTGCATTTTCCGCAGTCGCATTTTTCTCTTTTTCCGCTCATCTCGCAATCGAGGCAAAACCGGCAGATCAGGTCGTACATTTCCGGTGCGGCGGCGCACAGCGCAATGTCCACTTCGGCGCGTCTCTGCTCCTCGTTAGGCATGGTCGGCTTTCCGTTGAATGCGGCGATTTCGTAACCGTCCGCGCCGTTAAGCGTCAGGTATGGATGAGAGCCGTCGCGCCTCGGATCGATGTAATGCCGGACGGCTTTCCACGGATAGGGTGTCGGCGCGATCGGAAAATTAAACCTCATCGGAGGTGGCACGGTTTGCAGGTGGTTCATTTTCTCACCTCCCGCTGGAGCCAGTGGAATATGAGCTTCCTGCACTGGTTGATGTCGGCACAAAAATGACAGTATTCTTTGGCGGGGCAATTTTTGCACCCCACGTACACTCGGATCAATTCAGTGAGTTCCTCGTTTTTCATCTGCCGTATGTAGTTGCCGTTTGTCACGATGGCTTTTTCTGTTCCCGTGAGCATCCCCATTGTACGGATCGCGGTCACGGCGACATGCGCGGCTTCGATCACGGCGCGTTCCTGCGCTCCGGGAATGCAAGCCCATGCGTCGTTGAGTTCCCGCGCCAGTTCTCCGAGTTCCTCGGCGATGATCGAGACGGCGGCTTGACCGCTCGGAAATTCGGGGTGTTTTTCCACCGCCGCCTCGTATTCGTTCCGGACGATCTTCATGATCGCGTCGTTCATTTGCATTCCTCCAGCGTTTTTTTGATCGTGCAGAGGTAGCACTTCGGCTGTATTCCGCAGCGGAAACAATGCTCCTCTTGGCAAAGTCGCGTCAGTGCTTCGTGGAGTTTCCGGCGCTTCCGCTCGCACTCGCGCAAATCGCGTTCCAATATACGGATCACGCTTTCTCGCTGTTCGAGAGTCGAGCGCAACTCCAGTTCATCAAGGTCGGTCATTTCAGGTTGTCTCCGACGGTTTCGATCACGTCATCAAGGTCGTGTTCGTCAAGCTGGAAGCGATGCTGGTTGCGGTCAAAATATTCTTGGTCGAGCTTATCTGCCGCGATCATCTTTTTCAGGGCTTCCTCTTTGTTTTCCGCGACGCAAATCACGGCTCCCTGCCACCCCGTGTCATAAACATAGATTTTCATTTTCCATGCTCCTATGCCGCCAGCGTTGCCAGAACCAGCGCCCGGGCCAGATCCGGACAGACCGCGTTGCCGATCATTTTCTTGGCGGCGGTGTCGCCGCCGACGAAGATGTATCCGGGCGGGAAGCCAGTCGCGGCGGCGAGTTCTCGCGCCGTGAGCATCCGGTGCGTGATGTCCAGCTTGTAGCGGGATCCGTCCGGGAGCGTCAGGATGCGACCTTGCACCAGCCCGAAGCGGTCTTTGGTCGTGATCGTCGGCACCGGTCTCGCCGTTTCGGTGACGGTCCCGGTCGAGTAGTACGACATCAGGAACGGCATCGTCACCCCGATTGCTCCGCTGGTGGCGACGGTCGGCAGCGGATTTCCGGCGCATGGCTTCACTCTCCCGGCGCTCTGTTGCGGGATGAAGAGCGGCGACACCACTCCGTACCGGTTCGAGCAATCTATCACTGGAACCGGGTCGCCGACGCCGTGATTGCGGTCGTCGCCGCCGTTGTACCGCGTCAGGAACGGCATTACGACCGAGTGTGTCCCGTGAGAGCAGCAGATGGTGTTGAGCGGATCGCTGACCGCGCCGGAAACGCCGTCGTTTTTGGTGTGGGCTTGATCCAGCCAGATCGGTGTCACCAGCGCCAGATGCCCGCCGCCCGCCGTGATCGTCGGCAGCGGCGCGGAGAGCGGGATCGCGGTCGAGTCCAGCTGGTCGCGCCCAGTTCCGCGCAGGACGATCAGGAACGGTTCCGCCCATGCACCCCAGTATTTCCGGATGCCCGCCTCGATGCGCCGGAGCGTGTTCGCGCAGAGCGGCTTCGGGCGATCGAAGATGCTCTCGCCGGGGATCGACCAGTCGATGATCTCGGCAGCGCTCCGCCACGGCTTATAATTGAAGAGTCCCGGTTCGCGGGCGTGAGTCGGCTCCGGCCATACGATCTTTTCGCCGCTGGACTTTCGCACCGCCTGAACGATCAGCCGCCGCCGGCTGGTAGCCGCGCCGTAGTCCGCCGCATTCAGGATCTGCCAGTCGACCGCGTAGCCGGAATGCCGGATTGCTTTGATCCAGTCTTGGAAGAGTTTTCCTGCCAGTCGCGGATCGGCTTGACCGGCGTGGTACGTCCGCCCCTTGTAGGTCGTGTCGCGGTCGAGCACCGGCCCCCATGACAGCAGCTCCTCGACGTTCTCGACGAACATCCGCCGGCACTTGGTCAGCGTCAGGAACGGCAGCACGTCCCACGGCTGCGAGCGCAGCTGCTCGCTTCGCGGTACTCCGCCCGCCGCGTTGGAGTGATGAGTGCAGCTCGGTGACGCCCAGAGCAGATCCAGCCGCGTCGGGTCATCGTCGAAGACGCTCTGCGGTCGTCCGGCGACTTCGCGGATGTCGGCACAGGCGCGATCGAAGTCCGGGGTGGTTTCCGGGTGGTTGGCTTGAAGCGTTTTGATCGCCAGATCCCAGTGGTTGAAGCCGCGACCGTCGTATTGCATCCCTGCTTCTTTGAGCGCGGCGATCTCGCCGGTGATGGAGCCGCCTCCGCCGCAAAACAGGTCGATAAAGCGGAAATTTTTCATTTTTCGTCCTCCTCTGGAAGTTTCACGAATGCCATCCAGTGTGTCCGCGATTGCTTGCCGCTGCGGTGTCCATAAAGCGGCTCCCGACCGATGGCGGCGATCACCTCTTTGACCGGGATGTCGTATTCGCACCATTTGAAGATCAGCGTCCCGTAAGGGCGCAACACTCGCCAGCACTCGGCGAAGCCGTCGTGCAGATACGTTTTCCAGTCGGCGGGTAATTTTCCGTATTTTTTCGCCATCCATGCTGTGTCGCCAACTTGGAGCAGGTGCGGCGGATCGAAGACGACGTGCCAGAACGAGCCACCGCGAAACGGGAGGGTGCGAAAATCGGCGACCACGTCCGGATGCACGGAGCAGTATCGCGTCGCGTTTCCTTTGGTGGATTTCCAGATCGCCTCATGGTCGACCTCCCGATTGTCCACGAACAGGACGTTCGGGTTGTTCGGATCGAACCAGAACATGCGCGAGCCGCAGCACGCGTCGAGAATGGGCTTATTCATCGTCTCGCGCTCCTGCCTCTGCTTTCCCGGCAGCGGTCGCACAGATTCAGCTCGGCGAAGTAGGGAAAGTAAGGATCGATGCTGGTCGCCGGTTCACCGCAGACAGAGCAGCGGATGATCTTCGCGCCTTTACACAATTTTTTCGGGTGGATCTCCCACGTCTCGCCGTCGGTCACGGCGTGGCAATCCGGCGGCACGGTCGTGGTCTTCTCGATGAATGTCGCCGTTTCTTCTGATCTCGCCATTTTTCGATTCCTTTTATTGCCCCGCCCCTTGCGGGGCGGGATTGGTGAGATGGTGGATTATCCGATCCAGCAAGCCGGGGCGCACCCGTTGCCGTTGTGGGCATAGTTGTAGGTGAGCACTCCGGTGGCGTACACGGTGTACACGGCGTGGGCGTTGCCGGTGTAAGGCGAACGCAACCACCAGTATTCATCCTGCCGGACTTTGGCGAGATCGATGTCGAAGCGCTCTCCCTCCATGTGTCCGTTGTTGCTCCGTCCGAAGAGTTCCGTTACGGAAGGCAGGAAAAACATATCGTTTGTAATGTCCACGTCTTTGCCGTCGACGCCATTCTGCGCGGTGATCACTTTGGAGGGGATCACGCAGTGGAGGAACTGGATGTCGTCGGCAAATCCAGCCGCGAAACCGGGCTTTTCCTTGAGTTCGTCCGGCGGAGCGTCCCACGGATTTTGCGCTTTCCACCATTCACCCTCTCCAGCGCAGCTGTTCAGGTACTGGCGGATCGCCGACTCTTTCCATGAGTTGTATCCGTATTTCCGGTAGCGGTTCGGGAGTTCGGCTCCGTCGGCGGATTTTTCGTTTTCGCTCGCGTCGAAAGTCATGTTGACCAGCGCGTGAGTCGCCTGAATCAGCAGCCGGTCTTCTTTTACCTTGACCACTACGAATTCGGCGAGAGTGTCGTTCCACATGGTGCGGAAGATCATTCCGGGTTTGAAGTGGCAGTGCGCTTCGCGGAGGGCGCAGATATTCTTGAGTTCACCCCACGAGCACCCCTCTGCGCTGGTAAACCGGACGACGTTCTCTTTCGGTTCCGGCTCCGCCGCTGCGCTCGGCTTGAGGTTCAGGAAGCCGGAGATCAGATGGTTGACTTCTTCCGACGAAACATCTATGGTGGTCTGCGCTCCGTCTTTGGTGATTTGGATTTTCACTTTGTCGATTCCTTTTTCGATTTGTGTCTGTACAACAGCGCTGCCAACTCCGGCAGCGCCTCGGTTTCACGCCTGAAAAACTCGTAGATCTTCTTGCGGTCGATCTTGAGCTTCTTGGCGATCTGCTCATTGGTGATCTCTGGCGATCCGATCCGCAGCTGGATGATCCTAATCTCCTCGACCGAGAGGGTGAGGAAGAAGCGGATCACGCGCAGGAGATCTTCGTCGGTGTATTTCGGCTTCGCTTTCGGGCGCTCGGCATGGTGCGCCGTCGCCGGGATCCATTCCGGCACTCCGACGATGCGAGATTTTCCGATGGCGAGGGCGCGTTCCGTCTCCGCGAAGTCGTGGCAGAACTGCCGGATGGCGCAGCTTTGGCACTCTGCGCGATCCGTTATCCTGCCGTAGCACGGGCGGACGTAGGCGCTCTCGTCATCGGGCATTTGTTATTTCTCCTCTGCGGTATTATCGACCGCTTCCAGCCCCTGCCGAGCGAAAGAGCGGAGACGCTTCACGACTTCCGAGTCCGGCGAGCCGACGTAGGTCGTGTTGGCGATCTTTTTCAGGTATTCGATGGCGACGTCGAGCTTCGACGGTGTGGTGGTCTTCTTCGTTGCCATGACCGTCACTCCTTTCGTGCGCCGTCGATGGCGTTCAGGCGCTTCCGAATTTCGCAGTTGTGGCATGCGCCCTCGTTCCGGTGGTGCGGGCAATGATCCTGACACGACAGCTCGATGATCTCGCGCAGCGCCACGTTGGATTTCCGCTCCGCCGCGACCTCGGCGGTCAACGCTTTCGTGCTGTCGGTGATGACGGTAGCTTCCGCCGCCTTGAGTGTCTTGTCGGGATTTTCTGCCGCCGCGAGCTTCTTCTTGAGTTCGTCGTTCTCGGCTTGCAGGTTGACGACGATCGTCTTGTTGCCGTCGAGCCGGGTGGTCAGGTCTTCCACCATTGCGATCAGCTCGGCTTTCGATTTCTTGGCGAGGTTGGTGTCTTCCATCACATGTACTCCTTTCACTTGATGATGGTATCTTCCCGGCGGAGCTTCCGTCCGCACATCGGGCAGTAGTTGATGTTGAAGCCGACGAAATGCTGACGCACTCTCCCGGTGCGGGTTCCGGGGAGGCGAGTGACCACGAAGGTCACGCTGGCTTCTTCCGGGGACGCGTCCATGATCGCCTGAACTTTGTGATGCTCTCCGGCGGTTTTCCGGAAGATGGTCACGGCGTTCGCGGGATCGCTGCAATAACTGCACTTCTCATCCATTTTCTATTCCTTTCTGGTTGAAGATATCCTCCACTGCGAAGCACTGGAGGCACGTGTCCTTTTTTCTGGTGGCGGTGATGCCGCTGGCGAAGGCAGAGTAGTCGCCGACGATCACGCACTCGACGCGGGTGCGGGTGACGCCGGTGTAGATCAGGCTTCGGTCGAGCTGGAACTTATCTCGCGCGAGGATCGCCATCACGACCTTGCGGTACTGGCTGCCCTGCGACTTGTGGACGGTCAGCGCGTAAGCGTAGCGCAGCGCTTTCGCCATGTCGCGGTTGAAGAGCACCGTGTCCTTTTCTTCGCCGGTGATCTCGTCTTTGTAAGGCACGTCGAGCTTCACGAAGATGCCGCCGTCGTCGTCGACCGCGTGAACGGTTCCGGTAGTTCCGTTCCAGACATGCTCCTCCGCATTGTTGACCGTGTTGATTACGCGATCACCCGGCACGAATTTGCCGGTGTCGAGAGTTCCGCGCTTCTGGCGGTCGATCTCCAGCAGATCTTCGTTGAAGGCGTTGACCGTCGCGTCTTGGAATCTCTCGTCGTCGCCTCGGATGCCGTTTTTCGGGCAGAGGACGATGTCGGTGGCGAAGTCGAGGAGTCCGTCCCGCGCCCAAGCGCAGATGATCTCCTGCGCCTCCTCCGGATGCGGAGCCGCCACGATCGTCCATTCTTCTCCGTCGCTCTTGGCATGCCGCACCGGGAGATTGCCGTTTCGGATCTGCGTCGCCGCCTGAAAGACAGCCTCGGTGTTGCGGTAGCACTTCGTCAGCGTCCGGATCGATTCCGGGTGCAGGTTGATGATGTCGTGGAACGGCTGACCATGTCCGACGGGCGTGAGCTGCGCCTGATCGCCGACCAGCACGACCTTCGCCGGATCTCGCTTCAGTATCTCCGCGAGGAGTGCCGAATCGACCATGCTGCTCTCGTCGACGATCACCGCGATTTTATCGAGCGGCCCTGCCGTGAAGATGTCGTTCCCCATCGCGCCGAGCATCACGTGGATCGTCGTCGCCTCGAAGCCGGAGGCTTCCTTGAGCCGCGCCGCCGCCTTGCCGGTCGGGGCGCAGAGCTTGACGTGCAGTTTCGGGTATGCCGCCTTGATGCCGCGCACGATCATGCGGATCACCGTAGTCTTTCCAACGCCCGCGCCACCGTTGATGATGGCGAATTTGTGCGAGATGGCGAAGCGGACGGCTTCGAGCTGCGATTCGTCCGGAGTGAATGATTCTCCGGCGGCGAGCGTTTCGTCGTCGGGAATCGTGATTTCCGGATCCGCTCCGCATGCGGTGGCGAGTTCGACGTAGCTGGCGACGACCATTTCGTTCAGGTAGTCTTTTTTCAGCGCCATCATGTTCTGGCGGGCGAAGACGTAGACGTTGCCGTCGCTTTTCATCTCGCGCACGAACTGCACGATCAGGTCGTCGCCGATGTTCGGCAGCAGCTTCTGGCATGCGGCAAAGTGTCGCCAGCAGTTCACCGCTGTCGAGCCGTCCTGCGTCTCCTGCTGCATCGCATAAATGACCGCGCTCTTGATCCGGCGCGGATCATCGTCGGCGATGTCGAAGTTCCGGCGGACGTGTTCGTCCACGCTTTTGAACGAGTAGCCGGAGAGGTCGGCGAGGCGGTAGCAGTCGGCGTTGACGATCCCGGCGGTATCCTTTCCCCATGCCTCGTAAGCCGCCGCCGCCATGCCCTCGGTGCATCCCTTGTTTTCGAGCCAGGAGATGATCTCGGCTTTTTCGCTGTTTGCGTCGAAGCCCTCGACCTGTTGACGGAATGCGTCATAGACCGTGTTCGACATTTTGCGGACTTCGCCGCGCTGGAGGTTTCGCCAGTCTTCGCGGCGGGCATCCCAGATCGCCTGTTCCAGCGATATGCCGATCCCGTGCGCCCGCTGGCAGATGTAGTGGAGCTGGCTTCTGGGATCCAGCGGGAGCGTCAATTTCGCACTCTTGAATTGAAACTGGCGCTCGCCCTTGTAGATCACCCAGTCGCCGATCAGCGCGAGCGTCTCCATTTCCGCCGGCTGCCATCCCATCGCGCCCTTGCAGACGATGGTGGTCTCCGGTGTGCCGTCGCCGCCCATGAGTCCCTTGAAGAAGAACCAGTGGCTGTCCGGCTTGGCGCAGAGCATCCGTTCCATTGTGACGATTATTTGCATTCGTTCAGCTGCCTTTCTCTTTCGATCAGGATCCGGAGCGCGATGGCGGATGCCAGCTCCGCGTTCCCGGCAAAGATGACCGAAATGCCGCGCATGGTCAGTTCGGCGATCCGCTTCATCAGGAACTGCGGAGTGCAGCGGGTGTGTTCGTGATCTGGCGGGATGATCGTTCCCTGCCGGATCCGGAAGCAGAAGGTCTCGACGTCACACTCGACGATGACGACCTTTGCCACGAAATTTGCCGCGTCCATTCTGTTCAGTTCCTTGACGAAGCGATGCCAGCCGAGGGAAACCGTGCCGACGAAGTCGTCGGCAGATTTCCTCTCGATGGCGAATTGCTCATCGTTTTTCAGCGCGTAGTCGCCCGTGCGGAGCGTTCCCACCTCCACCTCGATGTGCGGCGGGAAGCTCCACGGACGCTGTTCGCGCGTGTCGATCACGATGACCATGCCGAGCGCCTCCGATCAGTAAGGGCATCCCGGTTTCGGGGCGGCAGGAGCTGCCGGAGCCGGAGGCGGCACAGCAGGAGCCGGTGCGGGCGCTGCGGGCGGCGGCATCGGGGCGGTGGTCGCCGGCGGCGCGTAGCCCTGCGGCGGATATCCGGGCGCAGGAGCGGCGGCGGGCGCTGCCGGTGCGGGAGTCGGAGCGGGTGCGGCAGGAGCTGCCGGAGCCACGCCGCGCCGCGCCGCCATGAATTCGTCGAAGTTGAACCGCTTGCCGCCCGCGTCGGAATTCAATCCGTTCAGGTACTTGATGCCGATCACCTGTCCCTCCGTACCGTCGCGTTTCGTGAACGTCCGGTTCTGGGTGACGGCTTTGCACTTCAATCCGATGAGGTTCGGGATGCAGATCGTGCGGTCGGCGGCGGGCTGGAACTGCTGCTCCAGCTCCTGAATGGTGGTGACGTTGAAGCCGATGTCCTGAAGCGTCGCCAGCGTCATGTCGTAGCGGTACTTGTCGACGTAGTTGCCGACGCCGGTGCGGTTGCTGATCTCACCATGCCACGTGTCGTTGTTGCCCTGCGCGTCCTGCACAAGCAGCACCACGTCGTAGTAGCACTGGACGTACTCGTTGCGGTTGTTCACCTCGTTCGGCTGCGGCTGGAAGCGGCACTCCTGCACGTACGCTTCCACGACGGAGACTTCGATCGTTCCCTCGATTTTGAATGCCATTTTTTTCTTCTCCTTATGGTTTTGGGGTTCAGATCAGGATGCCGGCGATCCGGCTCCAGAGTTGCATGGTGAGGATCACGTCCTGCTGGCAATATTTCAGCAGCGTCTCGCGTCCCTCGGCGGTTTTGATCATCTTCGGGAAGTCGCGGAAGTCGATCTCGATCTTGTGATCGTCGAGCATGGCTCCGGCGATGTTGTCGAGCTTCTCGAAGTTCCCGAAGCCACACCACACCTGCATGATGTCGACGTGGTGTTTGTTGTTGTAGCGGGCGGTCATCTCCGCCAGCGTCGGCATTCCGAACTGGCGCGTGTCCATGCCGAGCAGCACCGCGCGGCGGTAGAGGAACGGCAGGTCGAAGCCATTGCCGTTATAGGTGACCACTCGATTTCCGGCGAGCGTCTCGAATGCCGCCTCGATGATCCGCGTCTCCTCCGCGTCGGAGTCCGCGTGGATGCACTCTTTGTGTACGGCGTTTTCGTCCTCGACAGCCACCCACGCGCAGACGCGACCGTAGAGCGGTGAGAGCGCCATCTTGTCGATCTGCTCGGCTTTCGCGGCGGCTTCCTTTTCGGCGATTTTCGCCGGATCCTTGAGATTTCCCGCTTTCACCTCGATTGACGGGAGCCGGTCGATCATGCCGGAGTTCGGGATCGTCTCGATGTCGAATGCGATGTCCATGTTTACTCCTTTTCTTCGAAGGGGAGTCGCTGTTCGCCGAGTGCGAGTTCGACTTCCGTCTTCCAGTTGTTGAAGAGGTTTTCGAGTTCGCTGTGAAGTTCGCCGATGCTGGCGATCCGCTTGTCAAAGTCGTCGCGGTCGTCCTCCGGCAGCTCCAGTCCGCCGAAGCTCCATGTGTCGGCGTTGAACGTGAAGTGCCAGACGCGATCGCTTTTGACGATGGAGATTTTTGCTTTTCGCAGAAGTTTCTTTTCGCGGAGCATCTGGTCGAGTTCTTCACTCTTGGTCACCAGCTCGCCCTCGATTTTCGCTTTCGTGCAGCAGACGTCATCTTCGTCGTCTTTGGCGATCAGTTCCAGCGGCCCGTCGATGAATACGCCGATGTCCTGTGTGACGTCGCTTTCTTTTTTCTGTTCCGTGTAGAGCCATGTCAGAAACTGGCGGCGGCACTCCGTTCCGGTGCTTTTTCGATTGACCGGGTGCGCGATTATGCCTAACTCCTTGACCAGTGTGTCGATCACGAGGGCGATATCATTATCGCTGTTCGAGGCGATCAGCACGAGGTCATCGGTGATCGCAAACTCGATCCCTTTCACCGTCAGCGGGGCGTTCATCGAGAGGCGTTCGATTTCGTCTTCGCGGATATGCTTTCGCATGCTGCGCGGCACGAAGTCCATGTTGTTCTGCTTCATATATTCCGCCTCCGCGCGTTGGATTCGCGCTTTCAGCATGCCGGAGTCGATGAGATGTCCGGTGCGGCGGATGTTCAGCAGGATCGTGTCTCCGAAGAGCGAATTTTCGTCGTTGATGTCGGTCGAGAGCAGGATTTTTCCGGAGGCAAATCCGGCGCTCTCGGTGAGGTTTACCGCGAGTTCGAGCTTTGGCGCGGTTCGCATCGCGGCGGTGGCAAGCAACTCCTCCGATCCGCTGAACGGATTGGTGTCGATCTTGCACACCTTGAGGTTGGTTTTTCCTTTAAAGATTCCCATGTTGATTCCTTTTTCCTTTTGGGGTTATCTTCTCCCGCCGGGTGGCGGGGGTGGCGGTGGTGCTGGCATCGGCGCGGCGGCGGTACGTGGCGCTGATACCGGCGGCGGAGGCGGCGGCAGAGCTGGCGCGTTGCCATATCCCGCCGGGAGTGTTTGCGGCGCGGGCGGTTCCTGCGCGTCGCCGTCGCGCTCGTCGTCGATCAGGAAGAGACCGTTCAGCGCGTACTTCCGCGCGTAGCTGCTCGCAGATCCGGTAAGCTGCGCCGAGTCCATTCCTTTCTTCTCTTTATCGATCCGCGCGAAGGCGCTGGCGGTGTAGGTCTCGCCGCCGACTTTCAGCGTCGCGGTGGATTTCAGGAACACCCAATCGCCGAGCAGGATCAGGTCGTCGGTCAACGTCAGAAGCGCGTCGTATTTTTCGAGGATGGGCTTTACCGCTTCGAGGATGTCTTCGCAGGAGCGGTAGCGGAAGTTCCCGAACTTGTTGAACTGTCCTTTCGGCGCTTTCAGTTCGCGCTGGATGGCGAGGAGCGTGTTCATTTTTCGACGGTCTCCTTTGCGACTCTCCGGCAGATGATCTCACAGACATTTCGCGCGAGCCGTTCCCGCGCGGCGAGCATTCGGTCGCGGTCTTCCTTTGGGATCGACCGGATCGACACGTTGCGGACTCGCGTGGTGATCGGGGTGTGGTGCGCCGGCATGATCACTTCTCCATCTCGACGCGGCAGCTGGCGCAATTTTCCCGGTGCGCACGCTGCGCGGCTTGATGCCACAGTCCGAGAATGTATCCGAAAAACATCCCGACGAGCAGCAGTCCGATGACCATCCAGCAGTTTCCGTCGCGCCGGTTGCAGCGGCGGCAGGGCTGGCGATCGTTCCGGGTTGGGTGATCCGGCAGCCAGTTGGCTTCAAATTCATTTTCCATTCAAACCTCCGTCGTGCGACAAATGCGACTTATTTGGCAAAAAAATGTACGAGCGCTTTGCGAACGACGGCGCTCCGATTCGAGTGTCCGTCTTTCCGCGCCTGTTCGTCGATCAGTTCGACGATCTCGTCCGCGAGTTCGATTCCGCAGGTGACGCTCTCTTTCGTGGTCGTCGGTTCCGTCGCAACCTCCGCTCCGCCACCGGGAGAGCCAGCGAAAAACGCATTGAGCGCTTTCCTCACGACAGCGCACCGGTTGTCGTGACCGTCTTTACCCGCCTGACGGTCGATCAGTTCGACCAGATCACCGGGCAGTTCAATTCCGATTCGAGCCATGTTTTTTCCTTTCTTTGTCGTCCATTTTTGGGGCGTTGGTGTAAATATAGTCGCATTTGTCGCATTTGCAAGCGGGATTTTTGACTTTTTTTAATTTTTTTCGCCTTTAAGTTGAAAAAATTGCTTTTTGGTGTATATTTATTCCGTAAAACGAGGAGGCAAAAAATGAAATTTGACTATCGTGTTTTCAAATTCTGGCGCGAGCAGCGGAAGATGGCGCAGGAAGAGGTCGGTCGCGCGGTCGGCGTGTCGAAGCAAACAGTTTCCAAGTGGGAGTCAGGGAGCGTTGTCCCGCGCGAGTCGAAAATTCGCGCGATCGCCAATCTGTTCGGCATTTCGGTCTATGATATTTCTGATCTGCCGCCGGAGCCGGAGATCGTGAACCGGAGCAATCGGCTTATGAAGGCGTTGGAAGATCCGATGTTTGATATCGTCATCCGCGCGTGGGATCAGCTCTCCGGTGCGAATAAGGGCGAGTTGATCGAGTTCATCCAGTCCAAACTCAATAAGCGCGAGGGCTGACGCATGCCGACAAAAAAACGCCCTGCCGCCGCTGCCGGTCACCGGTACTGCATCTACGCGCGGGTATCTCCTAAAGGTTCATCGTGGGCGGCGCAGGAGACCAGCATCGGCGTTCAGTTGCAGGAGTGCCGTCAATACATATTGGATCGCGTCGATCCGCTGGCGCAGTTTACGGAGGTCGCGGACGAGTTCCGCTCCGGCAAAGACCTGAACCGCCCCGGCATGCAGCAGATCCTCGGCGACATCGAGAGCGGTCGCCCGTCTTTTGACACGTTGGTGGTCTGGCAGCTCGACCGCCTCTCTCGCAACCTTGCCGATGCCGCTCCGCTGTTTGAACGGCTCCGCGACGCTGGTCTGGGCTTCGTGTCGATCCGGCAGAGTTATCTTTCCGCGACCGGCGCGATGGCGCGATTCAACTTGACACAGACGATCGCCATCGCGCAGCTTGAGCGCGAGATGACCTCGGAGCGGATCTCGGCGAAGATGCACTGGATCGCGCAGAACGGCAAAGTCCCGTGGGGCATCGTGCCGTTCGGATACCGCCGCCGGACGGACGTGAAGAATACCGTCGAGGTCGTACCGGAGGAAGCCGAGGTCGTCCGAAAAATCTTCGCGGCGTATCTCTCTGGAGTTGATCGCGGCGATCTATCGACCTTGAGGCGGCTCCAAGAAGAGCATCGGGATCGGATCAGCGACGTGAAGCACGTCTATCGTCTCCTGCGGAACCGGTTCTATGTCGGCGAGATTTCCTATAATGGCGAGGTGTTTCGCGGCGAGCACGAGCCGATCATCGAGCGCGACGTCTTCGACGCGGTGCAGTCTCGGCTTCCCGGCAAAAAGTATCATCCCGCCCGTCCGGGGCGGCGGAAGTATCCCTATCTGCTCTCCGGGCTGGTGCGGTGCTGCTGCGATCCCGCGCGGCACATGCGCCCCGCGTCGGTCAAGAAAAAAGACAAACGGTATTTCTACTATAAATGCACCGACTCCGGCTGCGGGTGCGCGATCAACGCGGAGAAGCTGGATGCCGCCGTGCTGGAGGCGCTCCGCCGCGTCGCCACGGATCCCGAATACATCCGGGAGTGTTACGATGTCTGCCAGCGGCGGATCGCCGAGGCGAGGCGCAAGCAACAGCCGCGCATCACTGCCGCGCTGGAAGAGCGTGATACCGCCGAAGCCGAGTTGAAGCACATCGACGGGATGTTCATGTCCGGCGTGATCTCTCCGGCGAACATGGACTACTGGAACGAGAAGCTGGTCGCCGCGCGGGAGCGGGTGGAGAAGGCGAAGCGCGAGTATGCCGATCTGGTCGCCGCGCTGGAGCCGCTGGAGGATCAGTTGAAGGTGTCCGCCGTCATCAAGTCGCTTTCCGCATGGGCGACGGCTCTGGACGATGCCGCCGACGATGTCGCGCTGAAGCGGAATCTCATCGAGGCGATGGTCTTCCGCGTTCGGTGCGTCAAGCATGGCGAATTCGAGATCGATCTGGCACTGGATACCATCTCCGGCAAAAACAAAATAGGCATAACCTCGGATGTCGAAGTTATGCCTAACGGTGGCGAGTGGTGGTTCAGTCGGCACTTAAACATAACGCTTATTGTCGCCATCGCCGTCAACAAGCACTACCGAAAAAAAGAGCCGAGGAACGGAGAATCCCTCGGCACCGTCGCTGTATGATGTGAGACGCGGCGGCTCTATAATATATCTCCGCCGCCGTTTTTGTCAAGATGCTTTCGCGGTCTCCCGCCGTGCTTCCCGTTCTCTCGGCTGGCGGCTCGGCTGGCATCCGACGCCGTTCTGGTGCGATGCTCGGCGAGCCAGTCCGCGTACTCCCTGCGGCTTTCCTCGGTGTTCCTGCCGCCGTTCAGCCATGCGAAAAAGCCGTCGGCGGTGATCTTCACCACTCGCACCGAATTTCCGGTCGCCCTGATCGCTTTCGCCGCCGCGCTGACGCGTTTGGTGCGCTCCGTCCATGTCTCGTCGGCGTTCGGCTCGATCAGGTGCATGGACTCCGGATCGGCGTATTTCACCAGCGTCTCGCGCTGGCGGATCCTCACGCACTCGACGGTCGCGGGTTGAAGCAGTCGCCGCTCCACCGCTTCGGCGATGGCAGTCGTCGAGGTGTGCAGCGGTTCGCTGCTCCTGATGATCAGTTTGAATTCCGTCTTTTTCATTTTTCCCTTTCAAGCGAAGAGTCGCCCTTGAATGTGATCGTTGATCTTTTGCTGGACGGTCTCGCGGTTGAAGCCGAGCCGCACCTTGATGCCGATTTCCTTTGCCTGATCGACCAGCTTCTTGTATGCGTCACATCCGCGCAGAAAGTTCCCGTGCGTGACGACCGTTTCATGGTCGGCGCGGTTCCATGCCGGCTCGACCAGTGTCTGCTCCGCGTCTTGAAAGATGAATTCCAGCACCTCGAAGTCGAAGGTCTCGCGGAGTTTCCGCGTCGTGATCCACCGCGTCGGGATCCCATTCTGGTCGAGCTGGCTTTTCGGAAACCACATCTTCCGGGTGCGGAAGCGCTCGTAGCGATAGTCGTCGACCACGATTGCGAGAAGAACCGCCTTTTCGGTCTCGGCGAAGTATTTCATTTTTTCTCTCCGTTTTGCTGACCGGGGCGGGAGGTCTCACGCTCCCGACTCCGACGTTATGTATTGTTAAAGCACTCGCAGAAAAATTACCATCGTTCCCTTGTTGGTGTTGGCAAAAATGGTCGTCCCCCAGTCGTATTTAACTTCGCGGTCGAATCCAGCTCCGCGCATCCCGAACCGGCGGGCGGTTTCGGTTAAAAAATTTGTGAAGTGCTCGACCGTGCCGTCCGGCGTGAACGTGCCGCGAACCGTCGCCCCGTTGAGCTTCGCCGTGAATCTCGCAGTTTTGTAGTGGATCTTCATTTTTTTCTCCGTTTTGTTGGTTGCCGCCGGGGAGGTCTCACCTCTCCCCGTTACAGTATATAATATATCATCTTTTCGGGTTTTTTCAAGTGTGAAAACCTGAAAAAGTGAAAAATTTTTGATTTTTTTTTGAGGTCAGCCGTTTTCTTTGAAGTCGGCGAGGAGCCGCTTCAGCCGGAGCAGCTTTTTGGCGATCTCCGGCGGTGGCGGCACGGTCGTCCGGTAGTGGGAGATAGCGGAGCGCGAGCGGTCGAGCAGCACCGCCAGCGCGTCCGCCTTGAAGCCGAGCGCGTCCGCTTCAGCGGCGAATTCTTTGCAGGTCATTTTGTACCTCCGTTTTTGGGATATCCGATGCCGGGGAAGTTCCGGTCTCCGCGTTGGATCGCGGCGAGTTCCGCGTCCACCGCTTTCCGGTACTCCGGCAGTTGCCGTTCCTTTTCGGCGCACGTCATGCAGATGCAGGAAGTGTCGAAGCGGCTCATCGTCCTGCCGCTGTCCAGCGCTCCGCCGCACCGGTCACAATGTTTCTGGGTGAAGAAGCGATTCATCATTTCACCTCCACGTATTTCAGGATTGTCATCAGGAGGTGGTGGTAGTCGCCGCTGGTCGCCTCGTCGGTGAACTGTTTGACGAAGGCTTCGTTGTATCCGGCGCGGCGCATAGCTCTCCGCACGATTCCGAGGAGGTTGAAGGCGTTTCCGTTTTCTCCGATCAGTTTCACGGTGATGTTGGTCTTCGGCATTTTCGAGTGTCCTTTAGTTGTACCGCTTGATGATTTCGGCGAGGAGCGCTTTTCCCGCCGCCGACCACGGGCGGACGTCCCATCCGCGATCGTAGTTGATGCCGTCGCTCCCGTTACTCGCCCAGAGTTTACTGATCCGTCCTCTGCGGATCCCGTACCGGCTCGGCTTATCGAAGCGCACCATCTGGATTTGGAACTCTTTGCCGTTGACCGTCGCGGTCGCCAACGTCCAGATGTTGAAAACCTTTTTCACGTTCGTGATTTTGATCTCGATATCCATTATTCCGCCCTTTCCAGTTTCGTGAGGATGTTGGCGAGAGCGTCGCGGCGGGCGACGGTCGAGGTCATGCAGATCGTGATCTTCTGCATCTGATCGGCGAGGCTCGTCATCTCGGCGATCAGGTATTTTTTATCCGCGCCGCTGCGCTGGCTGACGTCGGTGATCTCGCCAGCGACGCGCCGGAGGCTTTCGCGGTGCTTTGCCAGTTCGCTGTTCAGATCTTCGATCTCCCACGCGATGTTCTGCTTCAGGCTTTTCATTTTCGCACCTCCTGTCAGAGCCACTTGTCTTCGACCAGCGTGTCGACTTCGCCGACCTTTTCGTAAGCATCGCGGAGTTTCAGGAGCTTGTCTTCGAGTTCGGTCTTGGCGGTCTTGTTCTTCGCGGCGGGGATCGCATTCTCGATCGCTCGGATCATCGCATGGATCGACTCCCGTGCGTCGTAGAAGCTCTCGTGCAGGGTGTTCAGCAGGTCTTGTCCGGCGGCGGTCTTGTACAGGGTGTTCGTGCTTTTCATTTTTTTCTCCGTTTTTTTGTTGTCGGGCGAGGTCTCACGCTCTCCCGTGTTACTGTTTATAATATACCACGAACCGCCGGAATAGCAAGCAAAAAAGCGAGAAAATAAGCAGAAAAAGCGAAAAAATAAGCATTTTTTCCGGATGGTGGCATAAAAAAACGCCCTCCGCCAGACTTTCGTCCAGCGGAGGACGTGGAGGGGTGGAAAGGAATCGAACCACTCCTCACTTTATGACCGGTGCGGTCACTTGATCACGAACGGCTTGCGGTCTTTGAATTCTTCGCGCTTGCCCTTGTTCCAGTTCGTGACGGGGCGGAAGTAGCCGGTCACGCGGCTGTACACTTCGGTTTTTTCTCCGCACTTTTCCATTTTGTTTTCTCCTTACGGAATGGGAATGTTTTTGGATTTCAGTCGCTCGATCTCTTTTTCGAGGTGGTCTTTCTCGGCGCGGAGTTGATCATTTTCATCGCGCAGTTTTGCGATCTTACCGCGAAGGCGGCAGATCGGTTTCGCGCGTTCGTATGCTTTCCGCGCCGGTTCGTCGGGCTGGAGTCCCCAGAGTTCGGTTTCGATGATCCCACGGCAGCGGGTGCAGATGATGTGATCGTATGCTGCGGCATCGCTGTCGCATCCGCACATCTCGCATTCGCCAATACCCATACCCATGATTTGTTTCCTTTCGTTTTATTGGAGGTTTTGCGGATCGGCAGAGGCAACACAGGCGGAAACCAGTTGCTTCTGTTCGTCCGTGAGTTTGAGATATTCGTTGTACTCGACGATCTTTCCACCCTTGACCGTCGCCACCCACGGGACATAAACATAACCAGATGTCACGCTCAATTTGCAGCGTTCCGGACAGTCCATGATGTTTCCTTTTGTTTTTTGTTTATTGCGGGTGGCATTTATGCGGGCAGTGTTCGATGTGATCCTTGATCGCTGCGTCCATTGCTCGCTTTATGTCACTGTCACTCCACAGCTTCGAGTCGAGCTTTGTCACGTCGTTTTTCAACGTGTCGAGCGAGGTGCGGATTTCTTTCAGATCCTGCGGCAACGTGCCGAGCTTCAGATCGATCACCCACCTGACGACGGCGATGACCGCGCCGAGCGCCAAAATGCCGAGCAGCACCATCGTGATGATCTGCACCGGTGTCGCGCCCTGCGTGATCGTGACCAGATGTTCTGGCGTGACGTTGTTCATTTTCCCTCACCGCCCGTTTTGGTCTTTTCTTTGATCGCGGCGATCCGGGCGAGGATTTCCGCTTTCAGCTCGGCGACCTCCGCTTTCAGCTTTTCCTTGCCCGCATCGGAGAGAACTTCGCTCTTTTCGATCTTGCGGTTGACGGCGGCTTCGGCGTAGTCGCTCACTTTCTGGACGGCGATATCGTGAACCTCCTCCGGAGTCGTGCCGAATGCGGCGTAGATGCCCTTGCAGCCGGTCAAAGTGACGGCGAGCGCGGCGGCGATGATGCAGACGATGTTCTTCTTCATGGTGGATCTCCTATTTTGTGTTTTCCGGCTTTTTGCCGGGGTTGATTTCGATGATCTTCTGGAAGTCCGGGCTTTCGATGAACGACTCGGCGAGGTATTTTGGCTCCATGTGGCAGAAGCGGAAGATGCCGAGGTACGGCACGATCTTCGAGATCGACAATCCGCTGTATGCCTCCGCCGCGAGTTCGTGGCAGTAGAATGACTCGTTCCCGCTGGCGAAGTCGAAGTCGTAACTTCTGCCGATCCACTTCGCCAGCCGGTCGAGCGCAGTCTTCACGCACCGACGCGGGCGCAGCACGAAGACGCGGTCGCAGCGCAGGAAGTCATAAAGGCTCACGACGCAGACGCCCTCCGCGACGGCATGCGTCACCGTGCCGTCGCCGGTGTAGATCCCGGTGTGGCTGTACTCGCCGGGAATGAACACTCCGTCGAGGTAGTTCCGATATCCGCGCAGCAGGAGGTCTCCCGGCTGGATCAGTTCCGCGATCCGTGCCGAGTCCGCGCCGGAGACGCGGTAATAGTCCCCCGGCTCGTAATACAGGAACGGCGGCCACTTCTGCATTTTGATGTCGCCGAAGACGCGAAGCAATTTTTCTTTCAGTCTCATTTTTCAGAATCCGAATGCGTTGATGGAAAACCGGAAAGTCTTGTTGTCCGAGAAGTCCGGCACTCCGCTCTTGCCCTCGATGCTCTTGACGGGGCCATGTCCCTGTGTCTTGTCCGTGCGCGGGGTGGAGTATGCGGCGTTGGCTTCGGTCGGCTCGTAGTATTCGACTTTGGTCACGCTCTGGCATCCGGTCAGGATGACGGCGAGCGCGGCGGCGGCGATCAGGAATGCGGTCTTCATTTTTTCTCCTTTTCTTCCGGTTTGTCCGGACTTTTCATTTTGGGGTGTTTCTTGAAATACCGCCAGCGCCAGAGGCGGTAGAGAACTTTCTGCATGATGCCGAGCTTGCAATTCATGGCGGCTTCGGCTGCGTCGATCGTCTTCGAGGTCTTTCCGGTGCGGTTGTAGTACCAGATCTCGAACCACTGGATCAGCAGGAAAAAAACGGCAATAAGCCAGGGATTGGTGAGGATTTTTTCCACGTCGACGTTGTCGATCCATTCCGCTTTGTGTTCGGCGGAAACCGGCACGTCCGGCGCGGCGGTCGGCGGCTGATCTGTGCTTTTGCTCTCCGCGCCGGTTTGTGTTTTGGCTGCGGCTGGCGCTTTTGGCGCAGTGATCTTCTCTGCCGGGACGATCTCGCGCTCGATGATGTCCAACGCGGAGTCGATGTCGCCGGCGGCGATATGCTCCGGCGCGGTCGGCTTGGCGAATGCACCGCAGCCGGTCAGGATGACGGTGAGCGCGGTGGCGAGCCACAGTTTGGTGCTGCTGGTCATGCTTCCTCCATGAGTTTGTAGTGCGTTTCGATTTGTTCTGCCGTTTCCGTCCAGATCCTGCCGTCGGCGCTCCGCATCACATAGTCGCCGCTGCGGGCGAGCTGGGTGTCGTCGTCCATGACGATCACGAGGATCGGATCGTCGAAGAATTGCCGGTTCACGGCGAACCGCTTCACGCCGAAGCCGCGAAGTATTTCTGCAAATACGTCGTCGCCGGATCCGTCGAAGCGGACGGCGGCGATCACGGCATCCTCGGCGGCGAAGTGGACGATCTTATTCATTGAAGAGGTCGTCCCACTTGAAGCCGTAGCGGTTCGCGTCGGCGAGGAAGCCGAGCAGGTTGCCGGCGACGGTGGTGATCGTCGCCTCGTTGATGCCGTTTTCGATCGCCCATATCTTCAGCTCCGCGCTGGTCTTTTCCTTTGCGACTTTGGCGAAGTCCTCGACAGTGATCTCCAGTCCGAGTCCCTGCCTGACCGCTTCGAGGTAGGACGCGCAGCTGCTTTTGATTTTGGCGAATGCCTCGACATCGGCTTCGCTGTGACCGGCGTTGAGCCGAGTTTTGATGCTTTCCAGTTCACTCTGGCTTTTTGTCTTGAATCCGGGCATTTTGGTTCTCCTTGTTGAAAAGTGATTTTGCATATTTGGTCATCGCGCGGATCAGTCCGTGCGAGTCGGCTTTTGTGGCGGTGGCTTTCCAAGCGGTGAAGTGCTCTATCACGTCGCGGTCGGAGAGCTTGCCGCGCATCCAGAGCGTGTGGATGGAGCGAAGCCGCCTCCGCTCCCGCGAGATCGATTTGTGCGCCACCTTAACGATCAGTCTGCCGCTGGCGGTGAAGAAGTGACGGCGGTTCAGGAACGAAAAGCCCTGCTGGAGCCGCAACAGCGTGCTCTTGGGGTTGATCGTCAGTCCGATGCTGGAGAAGTGTTCCTCGGCAAAGCGCCAGCACTCCATGAGCTTTTCGCGGTCTTCGTGGATCAGCACCATGTCGTCCATGTAGCGGACATAGTGCCGGATCCGGAACCGCTCTTTGATCGCATGGTCGAAGTCGTCCAGCACGGCGAGCGCGATCAGTTGGCTGATCTGGCTGCCGAGGGCGATGCCGCGCGGCTCCTCTCCGGGCGGCGGCGAATCGGCGAAGCTGTCGATCACCTCGAATATCCGCCGGACGAAGCCGGGATCCTTGACGCGCTTGGCGACGGCGGCTTTGGCGATCCGGTGCGGGATCGAGGCGAAGAAGTTCTTGACATCGAGTTTCAGCACCCATCCGTCCGTGCCGTGTTTCCGGCGGAACCGGTTGAGGTGCATCTTCAGTCGGTTGCGCGAAAAGTCCGTCCCGCGTCCGTTCTGGCATGCGCCGCTGTCGTAGATGAAGCTGCGCGTCATATCGCGGTAGAGTCCGTTATTGCACATTGCACGTTGGAACACTCGGTCGCGGAAGCGCGTCGAGACGATCTCGCGCTTTTTCGGCTCCGTCACGACGAAGCGGACATACGGGCTGATTTTGTAGCGATCGCTCCGGAGGTCTCGCGCGAGGCTCAAGGTGCGTTTCAGGTGGCTCCGCAGGAAGTCCTGCACGGACTCTTTCCAGCGGACGCCATTGGCGCACTCCCGTGCGGCGAAATACAGCTCGCGGAAGGTGATGGCTTCAGCGTATCCCATGTGTCGCCTCCGTTGCGGGAAAAGTGAAAAAAGACCGCCGGGTATAGTCGTAACGGCTCGTAAGCCGACGGCATCGGCGGTATGTGTTCCCCCGCCTTTTGGCGAGGCTGGTCGTCGGCTCCTTGCAATCCTGCACGGATTTCGGCGCGGTCAGGCGGCATCCGCCCTCCGCGCTTACTTTAAGCTGGCGATGTTTGCGATCCGGGGCGCACCCGTTGCCGTTGTTGGCATTGTTGTTGGTGAGCACTCCGGTGGTGTTCACGTTGTACACGTTGTTGGCGTTGCCGGTGTTAGGCGAACGCAACCACCAGTTCGTGGCCGAATAGCCGGCGACCAGATTAAAATTTGGCATATCGCACCTCATCGCTTTTCTGCCACGCGCGGAGCTGGCGCTGGAATTCGACGACCTGTCCAGTCCAGAATTCCACGCGGTCGGCGGCGAGCTTGAATTTCATGAAGGCGATATTTATGAGAGTCAAGAGCCACGCGCTGGTCGCGTAGGCGCGTTCCTGCAACTGGTAGCGCTCGTTCTTCGATGCCGCATCCTTGACTCGGATGCTGTTGGCGGTGACGACGAGCTGGAGCATGTCCAGTGTCGCATCGACCAGCCGCACCGTCAGCGACCAGCGGTGGCGTTTCGGAAAGTATTTCTCGTTGCCGGTGATCTCAATGGTGTAAACGGTGATGCTTTCCGCCTTGAGAATAACCGAGAGCTTTGATTCGTTCCGTTCCGATTTCTTGACCGACATTTTTGCGGGTTCCTTAAAATCCGAGCCTTGCGGCTCGGATTGGTGATGTTAGATGATATTGCAAGCCGGGGCGCACCCGTAGCCGTGGTAGGCATAGTGGTCGGCGAGCACTCCGGTGGCGTTCACGTAGTACACGTGGTGGGCGTTGCCGGAGTAAGGCGAACGCAACCACCAGTTCGTGGCCGTCCCGTTCAAGTAATACTTGATCCGGTCGCCCGCTTCGGCTCCGATATAGCGGTCGAGCGTGGCTCCCTCGGTGATGCCGTTGACCGAGCTGCCGCCGACCTCGTTATGCGCGAGCAGGAACAGCCGGTCTTCCGTCACATCAGAGCCGCCGCAGGAGTCCGTCGTGTTGACGGCGGTTATCAGTTTGGTGTAGCCGATGACCGCCAGCAGCGCCGACGGCAGCCGGTCGAGGAAGCCGTGGCTGCTCGCGTAGGACGGAGCGTTGTCCCAGATGTGCTTCGCCGTCCACCAGTTCGTGCCGGTGCTGTTCAGGTACTGCCGGAGTCCGGAGTCCCGCCAGCGGTTGTAGCCGTACTGCCGCTGCCCGTAAGTCGGGTTCAGCTCGTAGTAGGTGTTGGCGGGGATCGCGTCTCCGGCGGTGAAGTCCGTCCCGGCGACGGCGGCGACGTAGGCATCATCCACGATGTGGTAGTAGGTGTTCGCTTCGGCGAAGACGGAGTTCTTGAACCACGTGCCGCCGGTCGGCTCCGCGTTGGCGGTCGATTGGTAATCCTGCGCGTCCGCGCCGGTTACGATGTGCGTCCCGCTGTTCATCGACCAGATTTCCCACCGGCTCCGGGCGGTGATGTAGTAGAGCTTGTACGCGCCGTTCACGCTGTACCAGACGCGCTCGGTTCCGGTCTTGGTCTTGTCAACGATCACAAATTTGGTCGCGGTCGCCGCTCCGCCGATGTTGATCGACAGGATGTACTCCGGATGAAACGCGGTGTCTTCGGTCAGCGCGTACTGCTTTTCAGCGGCATCGAACTGCGTCCCGTCGGTGCATTGCTTGAAGCCGAGCGTCAGCGAGTGGATCCGCGCGGCGTACATCGTCGTGCCGGACATCGAGGAGACCGTCGCGGTGGCGATCGTCATGGCGGCATCGAGATAGGCGGTGTCGGCGGCGCTCGGAGTCGCGCTGGCGGTGTAGACCAGTTCGTTGTCGCCATCTTTCCACGCATACGCAGAGCCGCTGTCGTTGGTCGAGCTTCGGGTGAAAGCAGTGTCGGCGGCGGTCATCTTGTCGATGCCGAGGACTTCGAGGTCGTATTGGCTGGTCGAAGTGATCCCCATATTGTAGATCGCTTCGGTCAAGGTGTCGCCGGCGGCAAAATATGACGACGCCTCGCCGCTGCGGACGATGTCGCGGACGGTGTTCCACGTCAGCTCGCCGGTCAGCGTCCGGTTCGCGTCGTCGACGGTGATCATGTCTTCGACCGAATACGGGAAGAACTGGTAGTACCACGTGATGGTCGAGTCCGAGGTGGTGTCGGTGTAGGCGCTGGTCGCGTACTGGTTGCGAACGGTGTTGGTCACCACGACCGTCCCGTCTTCCGGACTCGTCGGGTAGCTGCCCTGCTTGCGAACGACGACGGTCTTCTTCCAGCGCGAGATGGTCACGCCGTCGACGACGAGGTCGTCCGGATCGCGCCACTTCAGCTTGACGGTCGTCCCCTGCGTGATGCAGCGGATGGACGCGCAGTTGCCGACGCGGACGCTGCCGACCTGCGCGTCGATCCATTCAAACGTCCCGCCGGTGGCGGCGGCGCAGCGGTAAAAATGCCCGTGCGTGTAGCTCGCGGTGGTCGTGCCGGTGTAGAGGTAGACCGCGCCGACGAGAGACGCGGCGGCGGTCGGCAGCGTATCGGCGCTCTTGACGATGTTGGTTTCCTCGGTCGGGGTGATGTCGCTCCACGAATACGAGTTGTTGCTGCCGGAGCACAGATAAAAGTGACCGGTGGTGTAGTTCCCGGCGGTCGCGCCGGTGAAGAGGTATACGTCGCCGGAGAGCGAAGCGGCGGCGCTCGGCATTTCGCTGACGCGTTTGACCGTGCGTCCGTTGACGTAGTCCTCGTCGGCGAAATCGTATCGCGTCCAGCTGATCGAACTGTCGCTGTAGACGATAGCCCCGATGCAGCATTTCTCGTTGACGTTCTGGAAAAGCAACGATCCTTCGTTGATCCGAATGAGGTTATACACGGTTCCCTCAAGGGTGAGTTCCACGACCACGCCGCCGTCGATCTCACTCACGAGGTCGTCATAGGTCACGTTGTCGGGGAGGCTCGTCCCGTGCGAAGGTATCTCGTAGCGCGAGACCGCGCTGCCGCTCCCGCCGCCGGAGCCGGTGTCGCCGAAACGGAGTTTGCCGAGGATGGCATCATAGATCACGTTCATGGCAGCTCCTCCTTACTCCTCGACCTGCACGGTGCGGGTTTCGTTTTTGGTCAGGTCGTAGTTCAGCGACTCGCGGCTGCTCCACGCGCCGTAACCCCACCAGATCGTGGTCAGTGTTCCGGTGACGACGATCTTGTGGATCGGCTGTGCGGCGACGGAGGCGCGGTCGAAGGCGACGTAGGTCACGCCCTCCTGCGCGTCCACGAGGTGCGGGTGCTTTTCGCCCCGCATGAGGTTGAAGCGCTCCGGCTCCCGGTCGTTCCGGTTCCCGAAGCAGTCGATGGCGACGTTCTTCATGGTTTCTGGTTCCTTTCGTTTTTTAGTTTATATCCCGCGATTGGGAGATTTTTTCCGGTCGCTCCCGGATTTTTGACGATTTTTTTTACTCGGCGGCGGACGACGAACTGCTCCGCTGCGGAATGGTGACGGTGCTTTCGATGTAGGTGAAGCCAGCGCCCTCAACGTCGACCGCCTCCTCGTAACGGATCCCAGTCTCCTGCTGGATCAGGTATTTGCCCTCATTGCTGTAATGACGGAAGAGTTTCACGCCCTGCGCGGTTTCGCCGATCTGTTCACGAATGACCATTTTGCTCACGCCTCCTTTTCGACCATCCAATCCGCGTAGTACGACCAGTTGCTCGCGGTCTGGTATGCGTTCAGAACTGTCAGCCCGTCCGAGCGCGGGACGCGGATCAGGCACGAATAGTTGATGCTACTGAATGCGCTGGTGGAGCCGAGCGTCGGCGGGGTTTCGCTGTTCATGATGTACTCCCGGATGTTGTAGCATTCGTAAAACGCGCCGCTGCCGATATAGGTCACCGACTCCGGAATCTCGACTCGTTTCAGGCGACGGTTCAGATAAAAACAATCGCTTTCCAGTCTGGTCAGCGTGGACGGAAAATCGACCTCTGCCAGATTGCAGTCGCTGAATGCTCCGCTGTTGATCCTCGTCAAGCCCTCCGGGAAGTTGATTTCGGTGAGTGCGTAGCACTGCTGGAAAGTGTTCGACGATATGACGGTCATCGCGGTCGATACATGCGCTCGCTTCATGGCGTAGCAGCGATAAAAAGCATATTCGCCGACGCTCGTGACGGAGTCCGGGAGCATCGCTTCTTCGAGCGAATAATTTTGGTAAAATGCATAGTTGCCGATCGAAGCGAGCGTTGTCGGGAAAACGACGCGATGAATTGATCCGCAGCTATAGAATGCGTTGGAGCTGATGTCCGTCACGCCGGAAGGAATGACGATTTCGGTCAGTTTGCCGCAGCTTGTAAACGCGTCGTTCGGTATGGTGGTCACGCTCGCGGTCAGCGCCACCCCTCCGAGGCAGTAACATTCCCGAAAACAGCGCGACGCCATCGTGGTCACGCTTGCCGGGATGACAACGTAACTCACCCGCGAGTACTGAAAAACGTACTCCGGCAGCGCGGTGAGTGTGTTCGGCAGCGTGATGTTCATCAGCCCGTAGGCGTAGGCGAAGGTGTAGGTCTGCATCTGCGTGATGCCGCTCGCAAACCAGATCGCAAAAACGCGCGAGGTCTCGTTGCCGACAAAATACTGGCGCGGATACCAACTGCCGCCCTCGCTGATCTCGAACGTGACGGTGTACTCGCCGTAGTCCGCGTAGGTATGGCTCGGCGACTTCGAGCCGGTCGAGTCCAGCGTGTCAGTGTTGCCGTCGCCCCAGTCGATGGTGAGTTCTCCGGATTCGAGCTGAAGATTGAAGGTCTGCGCCTTGCCGGTTTTGACGGTCAGCCGCAGATCGACCTCGGTGTTGCCGCTGGCGGTGGTGTAGACCGCGCCGATATCGGTGTCCTGCTGAATGTTCGTGCTGGCGTTGTTCCACTCGACGAAGGTCAGCCGGTCGTGCGTCGGATTGGCGGGCGGTGTGGCGTTGCCGCCGTCGGCGACGTACATCGTCTTCAGCACCGTGCCGTCATAATCAATGTAGCGGACGCGGTTCATCTCGGTTATCTCCAGCGCGTCGATGGCATCAGCGAATTCGTCGATCTTCTCGTTGGTCAGCGTTCCGCCTTTGGCGTTGATGGCGTTTTTGATCGCGGTCTTCGCATTGACGATCCGCGTGATGTTCGGCGCGAGCGAGTCGGGAATCTGCAAACTCATGATGTTCCTCCGTTAGATGTTGTCCAGCGCGTCGGCGAGATTGTCAAGGTCGGCGACGATGCCGGTGGTGAGTTCGCCGAGGAATTGCAGCGCGTCCTCGACGTTCCCGGCGGCGAAGTAATTGCCCGCGTCCGCGATCGTCAGCTCGCTCGCCGAGTAGATGCCGTACCGGACGAAGTTCGCGCCCGCGTTCTGAAAGTCGGCGAGGCGCGGTTCCGTGCCGATGTACTGCGTCACCGTGCCGTAGACCGTCGTCGCTCCCGCATTGGAAAAAATGGTGCTGCCGACCGTCGGCACTTCGTCTACGGTGTAGACCGTCACGTTACCGCCGGAAGTCCACGCACGGTTCGAGCCGTTGTCGGACTCGGCGTTCCGGGTGAAATAGGTCGAACCGTCGGTGATCTGCGGCGTGTTCACGATCTCCGTGTGGGTGGTGAATTCGGCGCGGTAGGTCAGGTTCGACGCGGGGAGCAACGAGAAGTTCGCGCCGGCGGCGCTGGACGCCCATGCGATGTAGTGGTACATCGACGTCCCCTGCGGGCCGGTGCTTCCCTGCACGAGTTTCGTCCAGTCCGACCATGCGGCATTCTCGACCGAGGTGTTCCGGGTGCGGAAGTGAGTGTCGGTGTCCGGGTTTTGCGTGGAGTGCGCGGTCGCTTCTTCGGCGGCGGTCGGCGTATCTCCGGCGGCGGCGACGAACTGAAACTCCAGCTTTGCGCCGACGAGGGTGTCTGTCTGCGCTTTGGTGTAGTAGTTGTCCGGGAGTTCCGTCACCGTACCGCATCCGGCGGAGCTGCGCCGGTTCCGAATGTTGATGCTGAATTGCAGCACGAAGCACGGCGTGGTTTCGCCGCTGGCGAAGCCGACCAGTTCCGCGCCGATGCTCTTGGTCTCCGCCGAGCCGAGGAACGTGACAAGATTTTCGGTATTGGTGTCGAGGATCGGGATCCGCACGACGTTGTCGGTCATGGTGATGCCGGAGTTGACCAATATCTGCGGATCGGTGGTCGTGTCAAAGTCGTGTGCCAGGACGAATTCCCACCCGACGATGTTGTCCACCGTCATCGGCTCGCCGTTGTCGTCCAAGAGGTGCAGCACGAGTTCGATCTGCATGCCGCGAACGATCGACGGAGCCGACCGCAGCGGAGTGTTGAATTCGTCGACGAGCACAGCGACCGTGTCGTTGGCTCGCATGTACATGTTTATGGTCTGCATGGTGTCGCTCCTTTCGGTCAGCGGTTGTTATGGTACATTTCGATGATCCCGGCGACGACCTCCGGCGTGATCGCCGCCATGCACCTGCCGACGGACTCGCCGTTTTCCGTCACAGGGTGGTCGCAGAGTGAACGGTCGCTCGGCTCCCGGTCGCCGAGTTGGACGGCGCGGCTCCGCCAGCAGGATTTCGCGCGGCAGCAGTCGAATGCGCCGACGTTGTGCAGAAAGACATGTCCGGGGTACGCTTCCCACGTCGACGGTTCCCGCGCTCCGGCAACGACCACGCACGGGCGCAGTCTGCCGTCGGCGGTCGGCACGGCGGCGGCGAGGTGCATCGGGAAACTCACCGGGGTGAGGACTCCGGCGGCTCCGTACATGATCCGGATGAAGTCGCGGATCTTCGTTTTGCCGACGAGGTTGATCACGCCGGGGAGCGCAGCGTGCTTGTGCGTCGGCTCGTCCGCGCCGATCTGGACGAAGCGCACTTTCCCGGCGAGCAGTTCGACGACGCGGCGGTAGCGGGAGTGTCCCCAGTTTTTCAGCGTGAAGTCGAGTTTGTAGCCCGCGTCGATGATCCAGTAGTCCTTTTCGCCACCGAGGAGCGGATGCGGCGTTTTCTCCTCGTCCGAGAGGTAGAGGTCGCCTTTGAATTCGCCCTGCGGGATCCGGAGTCCGAGCTGCAATTCCAGCTCTTTGCGAAAAGCGTGGATGAAGTGGTACGGCAGCCGGTCGCTCTGGTGGATCAGCGGATATTCGAGATCGATCACGCGGTCGGCGTTGTCGGCGGTCACGTTCCAGTCGATCAGCGGATTCCACGACCAAAGTTCACCGGCGGACGTGGAGACGCCGATCCGGATGCTCGGACAGGCGCGGTGCAGATCGCGGACGGCGGCGGTCAGCATTAGGATGTCACCGGGCGATTGCCAGTTTTTGAGAAAGAGTTTCATGGTTTGATTCCTTTGGTTACGGCACGAAGCCAACATTCAACGACATCCAGCCGCTTTGCGTCGCGGACGTTCAGTTCGTGGACGGGCAGCCGGGTGAGTCGCTTGACGGAAAAGTCCGTACATATTACGAGGATTTTGTCCGGCGGCAGGGTGGAGAGCGCCGCCCAGAGGTTTCCCGATACGACTCCGGCGAAACCGGCGCAGGAGCCGATCACGCCGAAAAGTTTCCTCATCGTCGCGGGTGCGTCGAAGATGCGGCTCGACTCCCACGTCCACGGGATGTTCTTCGGCTCGGCGAAGCCGTGCTTCATATGAGTGTCGATCGGGATCATCCCGGCTTCGATAGTCATCTCCCATATATCCCGGGCCAGCTGTTCCGGACAGCAGAGTTCCCGCGAGCACGTCGAAAAAAAGTGCATCCCGACCAGCGGCGACGACCAGCGGCGCGGCATGGTGTAATCTTCCGGCCCGGGCGTGATGCCGATCTCCTCGAAGGCGCAGCGCTCCACCTTTGTGTCGCGGCGGGAATCCCACTCGCAGCACGGCATCCCGATCTCGAAGACCACGTCGTAGGCGGCTTCGTTCCGGTCGGGATCGCCGAAAAGCTCCTCCTGTCCGCAGTGAGTGTCGAGGTAGAATTCGACGCGCGGGAATTCTTGTTTGAGCTTCCGGAAGATCCGCGAGTAGAACATCACCGCGTCACCGAGACCGTGATGCAGCCGCAACAGCACCCGGCGGTATCCGTGCTGCCGGATCATGTCCGCGACTTTCTGCCCTTTGAAATTCCTGACGATCATTCGCCCGCCGCCGCTTTCTCTTTGAGTTTCTCCAGCCGTTCCAGCGCGTCGGGGTGGTCGGCGTAGAAGAGCGCGAGCGTGTTTTTCCGCAGCACGTCCAGCGCCTCGGCGACGTTGCCGTATTCGAGGTCTTTCACTTCTTCGATGATCACGGCGAGGTCGCGGCATTGGAGCGCGATGTCGCGGTGATCGAACTTCAGGTGGTCGGCGGCATCGCGGAGCTGCGCGGAGATGTAGTCGCGGTTGTCGTCCTCGTAGGTGAATTCGTGCCACTTCGACCATGCGTTTTTGACGTGTTTCCGGGCGCACATCGTGCATTGATCGAACGGGCTGGTGCGCGAAACTTTCACGCCCGCCGTGCCGTGACAGTTGCAAGCCATTACTCGAACTCCTCATCTTCTCCTCCGGAGATGCCGGAGGTGTTGGGTTTCACAACTTCGGAGACCAGTCCGAAGTCCAATGCGATGCGGGCGACGTTCCGCGCCTCGAAGATTGTGCGATCCTCGAAGTCGCTGCCGGTCTGCCGCGCGTAAAACGTCCGCCCGTTGAAAAACGCGGCTTTGTAGGCGACATGTCCGTCGGCGGTCAGCGATTCCAGAAATTTGCCGGGGCGGTACACTCGGCTGAAAATTTCGCCGGTCAGGGTTTTGCCGGAGATCAGGAGTTCCTGCGGGTTGTTCGGGTTGTACGATACGCGGTAGAGGTACTCCACGTCGGCGAAGCGCACTTCGCGGATCGTCGAGCGATCCTGAATGAACAGCGTCCCGCGCCGCCCTGCGTGGACGACGCGGTTTTTCTGGACATATCCCACGTCGGCGGTGCAGAGCGTCGTCGCCGCCGTCGCGTGGATCCCGAACTGGCGGTACAGTTTGAAGCGCCGGTCGCTTTCTGCGCCTCCGCCAATGAACGATATCTTCCACATCCCGTCTTCCCATTCGGCGGTCGGGCTGCACTCGGTCGCGTCTTCCGGAAGTCCGGTGCGGATCTGATGCCACTCGCCGTCGCCGTCGTCGGCGTAGTAGCAGAGTTTCCACTTGCCGCCGATCATCCGGCAGCAGAACTGGCGCGGGGCGAAGTCGCGCTGCCGGTCGTGCGCGACGAACGGCATGTGACTTCCGGCTCCGCAGTTGAAAAATTCAGTTTCCATCGCTGTAATCATTTTTGTCTTCGGGACACGGCCAGCGCCATTTTCCCTTTTCGTAGTCGTAGCACCCCTCTTGCAGTTCCATGTATCCGTCGTAGGAGAAGCTGCTGCAAAATTCGTCTTCCAAACCGACCAGCCGACCGCATTCGTCGATCTCGCCGGAGCCGTAGTGGGAGCCGTCGCACTCGCCGTCTTCGCCGACTTCTATCAAGCGCCAGCGGGCGAACGGCGTTCCGGTGTCCGGCTTTTTGTACGGCTTCAAGTCCCAACACTTTTCCTCTTTGTCGTCCTTGCTGCCGTTGAGCTTCTTCGAGCCGATCACGCGCGGATGGCAATCGCACGGGCAGCGCTGCAAAAAGACAATCTTTCCACCGCGCATCAATACTCGTCCGCCCTGAATCCAGACGCGACCGTTCACAGTCCGATCCCTCCGAACATGTTGTGGTAATTCTCGGAGATCGCGCCGTGCTGCTCCTGCACGACCTCGTAACAGCCACCCTGCCAGATCAGCCGCGCCAGCAGCCGCCGGAACACTTCCATCTGCGGGGCGGGATAGGACGACTCCAGTTTCAGTGTCGCCGCGCCGCCACGCACCTCGACGTAGCAGTAGAGTGTCTTCTTCTGGTCGAAATTGGCGAAGGCGTAGCGCGGCACTTCGATGCGCGTGCTTCCCGCGTCAAGATATCCGGCGATCGAAGCGTTCGGCTTCGCGCCGTCGCAGACCACGAGGCAGACCGGGAGACTTTCTCCGCCGCCGCCCGACGAACCGGAACTGCCGGAGCTGGACGAGGACGAACTGGACGAAGACGACGAACTGGAACTGCTGGAACTGCTTGAGCTGCTTGAACTGGACGACGAACTGCTCGAAGACGAACTGCTCGACGAAGACGAGGACGAACTGGAGCGGCTCGATGAGCTTTTGCTGCTCTTGCTGCTGGAGCTGGAGCTGCACCATCCGGTGTCGTAGAGTGTGAGTTTACCATTCACAAGTCCGAGGATGCCCGTGCCACTCAAGCCGCCGGACGAACTTGAGCTGGAGCCGCTGGATCCCGAACTGGACGATCCGGAGCTGGAACTGCTCGAACTGGACGACGAACTGCTGGACGACGAACTGCTCGACGAGCTGCTCCCGGACGGACGTGGATTCACGCCTCCGGGAGTCGACCGCATGAGGCGGACGGCGAACATTCCGGCGTATTGGTCGGTCGGCGTTCCGAGTTGGATCAACGCGTTCACGTCCGTGCCGCTCGTCTTTTCGATCCAGAGCAGCCGCGCGGAGCCGGTGGCGCAGGTCTCCAGCTTGCCCTTGCCGTCAACGACCGGACGGACGTGAGTGTGCGCCGCGTCGCGGACGGTCACCTGCACCGGCACGATGCCGACCAACATCGCTTTCCCGCACTTCCCCTTTTCGACTTCACGAAGCGTGACCGCGAACGGGTAGTCGACGTTTTTGGCGGTGGCGAGTTCGGCGGTGAAAGTCGGCGTTTCGCCAGAAAAATTCTCGGAGTTCGTGCTGTTCAAGTAGCTCTCTTTGAGCATCACCGCCATGTACGGATTGATGTCGTCGTTCTGGCTGAAGATCCGCACCTCTCCGGGGCGGTAGGTGAACGATCCCGCCGCGCCGGTGAGCGACTCCCGGTGATCCTTGACGAAATTGGACGCATCCCGGAATTCGTTCAGGTTCGCGGCGGTTATCGCCTCGGTCATCTCCATGCCGGTTCTGAAAATTTCCATCGTCAGACTCCCAAGCCGCCGAACGATTTTCGCGCGTAGACGCGCTCGACATAGACCGCCTTTGCGGTACGGATGATCTGTTTCTTGCTGCCGCTGTCGACCGGCTTTTCATCGTAGCGCACCCAGATGATGTCCCACCCGTCCTTTTTGATGCCGGAAATGTCGCCGATCTTGATCCCGGTCTGGTTCATGCTGACGGCAAAGTTGAAGGTCACGCGCCACTTTTCTTTCCCGGTCTTCGTGCCGGAGCATCCGGTGAAAAGCACCTCTCCGGCGGAGTAGCCCTTGAAGCTACCCGAATTGACGCAGCCGACCAGCGCGGCAATGGCATTCTTCTTCGAGGTGGTGAGCGACATGCTCTTGGTCTCCGAGAACTTGAAGACCGGCATCATGATATCCACGCCCTCTCCGTCGTTGATGCCCTGACTCGCCGGGGCGGACGACGGGTATCTGCTGACCGACGCGAGCGGCACGACGATCTTCCGCGTCCCGGAGGAGAAATCGAAGCTGAAAACGTCCTCGTCGTTGTCGGTGTCGTTGCTGGAGCTGTCGTCCTTGAACTGGTACTTCGCGGCGACTTTCCAACCATCCTCGAACATGCGCTCCTCGACATTGAAGCTCCGGAGCGGGATCCCCTGATAAGTCGCCGGGATCGTGTTGTCAGCGGCGATGGCGGCGATGGCGGCTTCTTCCGAGGCGACGCCCCGCACCAGATAATAGTGCGTCGCGGTCGAGCCGTCAGACTCTTGGATGTTGCTTTCGTATTGGCTGACGACCCACATTTGTTCGATAGTGGGCGTGGCGGCGGTACTCATGGTGTCTCTCCTTTATTATCCGATGCGCGTCGATCCCGTTTTGCTGTTGAGCGTAGTGAGGATCTCGCGGATCAGGCGCTCAATGTCCTCGGTGGTCTTCGCCTGACGCTCCGCGACACTCTGCTCTTTGGTTCCAAAGAGTCCCATCAGCGTGCGGGCATCGAAGCCGGCGATGCTTTTGCTCTCGCTTCGGTTCTTCAGGGAGTCTTGGACTTTTTGCAGTTGCGAGCGGTAGTTGTCCACGCGACCTTCGCTCTGTTCGTATTTCTGCCGCGCCGCACGGACTCGCTCTTTTTCCTCGTCGGTGTACCGCACCACGCCGTCTTTGTCCGGCTTGGCGGCTTCCTTTTGCGCCCGCTCGAATTCAAGCGCCGCCTGACGCGCGGCTCGTTGTTCCCGTTCGAGCAGCGCAGCGAGTATTTTTGCACCCGCTGCCGGATCATCCTTGACAACGCTGTCGATTTTCTGCTGCGCGGCTTCCTCGTTCCGTCGCCGCTGGATATTGCTCTGTGTCTCCGCAAAAGACGTTTTTTCCCGCTTCATTTCGTCGGTAGCTTTTTTTGATTCCTTTGCGCGAGCTTCCTGTTTCAGGCGGTTCGCTTCCGCGTCGGCTCCATTGAGTTTTTTCTGCCATTCGGCGATTTTTTTGAAGTTTTGCTTGGACTTCGGCTTCTGCTGCTCGTATTTGATCATCACTTGCAGCATTTCCTTGTACTTCTTTTTCGCCTCCTCGATCTGTTCGATCTCGCGTTCCAATGCGGATTTGCGGCTGTCGGCGATTTTCTTCTCGTAATCGGCGGCAGCTTTTTCGGCATCTTGGAAGTTTTTGAGCGCGACTTCCCGGCGGCGGGCGGCTTCTTCCGCCTTTTCCGCATCGGTCTTCTTCATGTTCTGTCCGTAGATCGCCCGCTCTTGCATTTTCTTGGCGTTGGCGAGTTTGTTGGCGGCTGCAACCTGCGCTGACGCATTCGCTTCAAGCTGATCTTCGTACTGCTTGTTGTAGTCCACAGAGTAATCCCACAGCATCCCGCCCAGATTGAAGGTGTCGCGCCAGCCGCCATAGGTCGCCATCTGTCCGCGAATGCCTTTTTCTTTGGCTTTGAGTTCTTTTAATTCCGCTTCGGCATCCAAGACCGCCTGTTTTGCAGCAGCTTTTTCGTACTCTTTCATGGCATTGGTAGCCATTTTGATCTGACCGGTGGTCTTGTCGATCTGCGCCCATCCTTTCCCCATGAAGGGTTCAAGGGAGTTGATCAGCGCGACCGCCGTTTCGATTTCCTCGGCGGAGAGCCTCGAAGTCTTCGACGCTTCGGCGAGTTTTTCAAGCGCCTCCATGTTCACGTACCCCTGACGGCGCTTTTCCGTGTTTTCGTCGCTCCGCTTCCGGGCGCGTTGGTAGGCTTTTTCCGCCTCCTCCGCTTCTTTTTTTGCTTTCTCCGTCTCGTCGCTGCACTGTTTGGCGATGGCGGCGATGGTTCCGGCGATGACGGCGAGTGCGATCGTTATGGCGAGGATGATCGGGTGCGAGGCGAGGAACATCAGCGCGGCATGAAGTCCGTGAACGATCACCGTCAGCACCTTGACGATACCTCCGAGCGCGGCGGTCGCGGCGGCGGCAACGCCGACGGTGGCGATGTATTTCACCATCGACACGACCGCCGATGAGATCGCCGTCCACATGCCGGACATGGCGGCTTTCAGCGATTTACAGGAAAGTCCGAAGACGCCGTTTGCCGTCGCCGCCGCGTAGGTGGTTTGAATGTACACATAGATCTGGCGGCACAAGTTGTCGAAGTGTTCCGGAATGGCGCGAAGCCATGCCAGCGTCTTTTTGCCGACCTCCACATTACTCGACGCGAGGATCGCCATCGTGTAGCGGTTCGTCGCGGTGGCGGCGATGCCGGCGGCTTGGGCAATGCTGGTGAATGCCTCCGCCGCCAGCACTCCGTTATTCGCCGCCATCGCCTCCCGTGCGAGCATGAGCGCCGCACCATAATCCCGGATCGCGGCAATGCCGCCTTGAAAAGCGCTCGACGCCATTCCGATCCACTGCTGGATGTGGCTGATCGCGTTGTTGCACATCACGAGCGTGTTGTTCAAGAGAGAGATCATCTGCGATACGCCAGATGCGGCTTTCCCGATCCCCCAGAGGGCGAGGCTGAACATCGCGCACTTGGAGACCACTTTGGCGATCCACACGATCAGCGCTTCGTTTTTGGAAATAAATTCCGTGATCCGGGTGATGATCGGCGTGAATGCCTCCGCCACGCCTTTGAGGAACGGCACGAGCGCTTGTCCGATAGCGATTGCCACGCCCTCGATCTGGCTGGCGAGGATTCGGAGAGTGCCGCCAATCCCGGCATCCATCGCCTTTGCGTTCTTCTCGGCAGATCCGGCGCTCTCCTCCAGCTTTTTGCGGAATTCTTCGATCTGGTCGATGTTGGCAATGAGCCCCTGCGCTCCCGTCATACCGCGAATGTCGAACACGTCTTTCAGGAATGCGAGTTTCTCCGCCGACGGCATTCCGTTGATGGCTCTGGCGATGTCGGTCAAAATGTCCGCCATCCTGCGGAGATTGCCATTGCCGTCAGTGACCGCGATGCCGTAGGTATCTTCGAGGTACTGCCGCACTTTCGGATCCGCCATCTGGAGATAGGCTTTCTTGAGTGCGTTCCCCGCCATCGATCCCTTGATCCCCATGTTGGCGAGGATGCCGAGGTTGGTGCAGACGTCCATGATGTTTTCGTTCGCCATCGCCGCCGCCGGAGCCGCGTTTCGCAGCGCTTCATAGAGATCGTCGAGGGTTTGCGCGGAGTTGTTGGCGGTGGTGGAAAGGATGTCCACCACGTAGTTCATCTTGGAAGCGTTCAAGCCGAACATTCGCATGCTGTTGGCGGCGATGTCCGATGCCTGTGCGAGGTCGGTTCCGGTCACGCGCGAGAGGTTCATCACCGCCGAGATCGCTTCGTCGATCTCTTTTGGCTTGAAGCCCATTCTGCCAAGTGCGACCATTCCGGCGGCGACCTGCGACGCGGTGAAGCTGGTCTCGCGTCCGAGTTTCTTCGCCTTTTCGGTCAGCAGCTCGAATTCCTTTCCGGTGGCTTGCGTCACCGCCTGACACAGCCGCATTTGGTCGTCGAAATTGGCAAAGACCTTTACGGCGAGTGCGGCAGGAGCGGAAACCGCCGCCCAGAACAACGTCATGCGCTTGCCGATCTCGGTCGCCCTGTCACCGAATGCTTTCAGCTGCACGGCGGCGTTTTGGAGTCCTTTCTGGAACTTCGTGTCTTTGGTGGTCAGCTCAATAAATGCCCGACCAGCGAGAATTGACGCCGAACTCATGCGCGATTCCTTTCATTTCGTCGTTTTTATAGTTTTTATCCCGCAAAAGTCGCAAATGTCCGGAAAAAATCGAAAAAATCAGCAAAAAATCGGCTTCGGTTGAAAAAATCGCGGCGCGGCAATACATTAAAATCCAACACGGGAGGCTTATCATGAATATCAAATGTGCAAAATGCGGTCAGTCTTACGAGGTCGGGGCGGAGTGTTTCGGAAAAACGGTCGAATGCCAGTGCGGAGCGAAAATCTCCGTGCCGAAACCGACGACCGCAACGGAAAAATTCGTCGCTCCAAAAATCGCAAAATGGATCTATGAAGCCGGCAAAGTGCTTGTCGCCGCCGGTATCGTCTTCACGATCTTCGGGATCGTCGGCGTTTGCGCCGACGGCGCAAAAAAATTGATTTATCCGGTCGTTTTCATCGGCGGCGCGATCTTCGGCGTTTTCGTCATGGGATGCGGAAAAGCGCTGGAATATCTCGCCGAGATCGCATTCAACACTCGAAAATGATCAGGCGCGAGTCCGGGCGGCTTCTTCCTGCTCGCGCTTGATCTGTTCCTGACAAAATATGTGCTTCAGGATGATCAGCCCCTTTCCGCCGATGCGGATGGGGGCTTTCTTTTCCAGACACGGATGCAGCTCCTCCGGGGAGACCGCCTTTTTCCCTTTCGGGCGCAAAACGTTGATGATCGTCGCCTGAAGCGTCGCAGTATGCCACCACAGCGCCCGGTTCGCACCGATCGCCATTTCCTCAAGTTCACGCCACGTGAAGGGATCCGGATTTACTCCGATGTTCCCGGCAATTTGGTAAATGATGCGGAGACATCGTTCTCCATCTGGGAGAGGTTTTTCTGAAGCGCTCCGCTGGAGATCAGATTGTCCACCGTCACGTTCGCCTGACGCTTCAGCCGCCTTGCCGATTCCAGAACGAGGCGAAGAACTTTTTTCTTCGCCTCTGGGAAAAAATTTATCAGTTCCTCCAGTAGCGCGTCGGTTGCCGCATCGACCGTGTCGCCGGTCATACTTTCCCCGAACTGCACGTCGGAAACTTTTTCCTCCTCGGCTTGCGGACGGCAGATGCTGTAAATGATGTCGACCAGCAGCACCGGATCATTGGAAATTTGATCTATGAGGTCGGCTTTGACGCCGTCTTTTTCGATCTTGATCGCGTCGAGCAGATTGACGCCGCAGAGAGAGCGCACCCGTTTGATCGTTTCGACGGTTATGGATATTCTCCACTCGCGCCCGCTGTTGTCTTTGAAAATCTTCATTGCCTGATTCCTTTTTGCTGAAAATTGAGAAAAGACCGGAGCGGTTCATCGCCGCTCCGGTGCGGTAGCCGCTTACGCGCTGGCACTGCTGGTGCTGCTGCCCGTCGTCCACGCGGGAGCACGTCCGCTCGAACCGCCGATGTTGGTCGGCTTCAGCGTGACGCTCACCTTGACGGCTTCTTCGAGGCTCTGGTCGATCGAGAAGTTCGTCACGACGCAGTCGCAATCGAGCCCGCCGCCACTGCCATCGGAGACGAAGATCGCCAGTGCGGTGTGATTGAAGAATGCGCTCTGCACCGCCTGAAAGTCCGCGTCGCCGGGATCGTACAGCATCTCGAATTCGATGCTCGCCTCTTTCAGCGTCGCCGCCGACATTTTCCAGCCCTGCGCGGCGCGGGTCGTGATGTCCGCTTCGCCGGTTTCCAGCGAGAGCTGGACGTTGGTCACGTTCTTCATCTCGGTGGCGGCGGTTGCGCCAGCCGCGCCGCGATAAAGTTTGCAGTCGAGACCGAGGATGGTTGCCATTTTTCCGATTTCCTTTCGTTGTTCGGGTTTGGGTTTTAAGTCAAATTCCGCCAGAATGCGGAGATTTTTTCCTGATTTTCCGCGAGTGTCGGAGCCATCAGCGGGCGCGGGGCGATCCGGATCGGACGGTTCGTCGCCGGGTAGCCGAATACGTCCACCACGGTCTTGGCGACGCGTCGCGCCTGTCGTTCGGTGTTGATCCGCACGTAGGTCAGATACACTCGCTTTTTGAAGACCGGCGACCAGCGGCGCGGATGCACTCCGAACTTCCGCTTGCCGGAGGTTCTTCCGGTCGTGGTCGTCGCGTCAGACGCCGCAACTTTCGCGTCCGCCTCGGCGGGCGAGTTGCCGTAAGCGATTGGCCCCGTGCCGATGCCCCTGAAATACGCCGCGATGGACGGCAGGTCGTTCACTCCGCGCGGAGCGCGTTTGTGAATCCACAGCGCGTTCATGCCGAGCGCCGCCATGCCGCCCTCCTCAAGGATGTTCGGGATCGGAGCGCCGCTGGCGTTGGTGCGACCGGTGGTCAGCCGCTGCGGGCCGATCACCGCGTCCGTCCTCGACGCGTTCACTCCGAACAGGATCGACGCCTTGTAAATTCCGGAGTGGGCGAAGGGAGGCGTATATGGCTTCGAGCTTTTATGCTTCCGCCGCCGTACCTTCCTTTTCGCCACCCCGCGCAGATACGCCGCCGCCCGGACGACCGCTTTTGCGTTTCCGGTGGCGACAATCCGCGTCAATTTGCTGCCGTCGAAGTTGACATGCGCTTTCAGGTCGATCATCTCACACCACCTTGATCTTGGCGACCACGACCGCGACGAAGCTCTGCTGCTGAAGCCACGCTTCCACATCGTAGAGCGGAGCATAGGAAACTTCGATGCAGATGCCGCCCTCGAAGCGCTTCCCCTCCAGCAGGTCGCCGATCTGCTGCGTGATGTCGAGCAGACCTTCGATCTCGCTCTCCGTTGCCCGCTTCATCACGCCAACGTCGATGCGGACGATCCGCTCTTTCATGCCGCCCCGGGCCACGATCTTGCTTTCGAGGCTATGCGGCACAACGATCGCGCGAAGCGTTTTCGAGCTGGCGATGTCCCGCTCCGGAATCAGCTTCCGGACGCAGGGCAGCGTCGTCTCACCGATGGTCTGTCCGTTCAGGAACGTGGTGATCTGGTCGGCAAAGTTTATCGCCAATGATGCCATATCACGCCTCCTCTCCGCCGCCGCCGGACGACGACGAGGACGACGACGGTATCGTCTCCTCGAAGTCGCCAGCGAACTTGGCGTGGATCCGTATCTCCGAGTGCGTCAGGCGAGTGTGCCATCTCCAGCACGGCTCGCCGTTCGGCGCGGTGACGACATACGTTTTGCCGTCCAGCGCGATCTCGTCTCCGGTCTTCGGCTCGGTATTCAAGTCGGAATACCGGAGAATAAAATCACGCTGCTCGGTGCGTATCGTCATGCCCGCCGGGGTGTCATACCGGAACAGCGTCCGTCCCAACTTCGCGGGGATCCCCGAAGCGATGGCGGAGCCGTCCCGATAGTAGTCGACGGTGCGGGCGGCGTAGCCAAACGCCTCTCGCATCATCGACTCTCCCGACTCGAAGATCGATCCCATCCCGTCACCCTATCAGGCGAGGATGATCCGGCAGCGGGTGTCGCCGGAAAGCGCCGCGACCGCGAAGTAACCGATGGCGGTGTTGTCCGTCGAGGTCGTGGTGACTTTATTGGTGGTGGCGTTCCAATACGCCTGTGCGCCCTGACTCACGTTGGCGGCTCCGTCGAAGTCGACCTCGAAGCTGCCCTCGCGCTCCACGATGCCGGTCTCGCCCTGCTTGATCGCATAGGGAGCCACGCCGTGAAGACCTCCGGCGACGACCACATCGCCCGCCGCGATGTCGGAACCGGCGATGACGGTGAACTGCTTGCCGCAGCCCTTACGGATTGCTTTCATCTTTCAAATCCTTTCGCTTTTGAGTTTCAAATGCCGGGGCGACTTATGCCGCCCCGGACGGTTGCATCATCAGTTGCTCGAACCGCTCGAACTGGAGCTGGCGCTGGATCCGGTCGTCACCCCCGGCGCGAAGGTGATGCCGCGATGATCCTGCTCGCGGATGCCGAAGTCGAAGCGGACACGGTAGCCGATCCCGAAGTGGTTCAGGTCGAACTGACCGCGTTCGACGGTCGGGACGCGACGCCCCTTGAGGTAGCCGATCTCGAAGGTGTCGACCTGCGCCGGATCCGCGAACAGATACCAGCCGGTGCTGGAGTTGCCCGTGTACTTGGCGTTTTCGAGGTAGGGCGACGAGACGACTTCGAGTCCCCACTTGGAGATGATATTGGTCGCGCCCTGCGCGGCTCCGCTGCCGGTGATGAGCAGCGCGGACTGCACCAGCTCCTGCGCGGCGGCTTCGAGGCTCGACGGAACCAGCAAGAACTTCGGCGCGATGGAGATCGGATCGCCGTCGGAGTCGACCTGATTCAGGAAGAGCGTCCGCATGGCTTTCAGCGCGGAGATCGAGAGCGCGTAGGAACTGCCGTTGAGGAAGTTCTTGTGCGCGGCGCTGAACAGCGCGGAGCCGTCGTCCTGCACGGGGTTCGCCAGCAGCCGCTTGAAGAAGACCTTGTCGATCAGACGCGCACCGCGCGAACCGAAGAGACGCGGGATCTTCAGGAACATGCCGAGGTCGTCGTTGATGATCAGCGCTTCGTCGAGCCAGAAGGACTTCGCGTAGCGCTCCGCCTTGTTGGTGGCGGACTCTTCGCCGAGGGTGCTGTCCGGAACTTCGCCGCCGACCGGAACCGCTTCGAGGTCGCCGATGTCCGTCATGCGGACGCGCAGCGCTTCCTTGTAGTCGGCGAGGTCGCCCTCGGCGCAGAGCTTGGTGGCGATCACCGGATAAGCGCTGAACTCCTTGAGCATCGCCTTGTGCGCGACGTTCGACAGGATCTGCGGCAGATCGGTGGTCGAGAAGCCCGCCTGAATCACATCGTGGTCGAGCGTGATGCCGACGTTGATGCCCTTGAGACCGCAAGCGGCGACGAGCGCTTCCTTGAGGGAAAGACCGCGCATCTTGTCCGCCTGTTCGATGACCTGCTGACCGTGCGCGGCGAGGATGACGTCGTCGCTGATGCCGGCGCGGAATTCGAGCGCGGCTTCCAGCACGGCGGCGGTGGTCTCCGGCTTGGTCTTGACGATGATGTTGCCGCCTCCCTGCTGGAGTCCCGCCATCGCGGTCTTGACGTTCGCGGCGAGATCCTTGCAGTAATCGACCGACCAGCCGCACGAGATCGCCTTGTCGACCATCGTCGGGCAATCCTTGAGCGCGGCGCGGATGCCGGTCACGCGGTCGCGCTCGGCTTTCATCGCGGCTTCGACAGCGGCTTTCATGTCCGGCGCGGCGGGCGCAGCGGGAGCGGCGGGAGCCGGAGCCGGGGCGGACGCGGAGACGGACGCGGCGGGCTTGGTGGCGGGCGCGGGCGCGTTCTTCGCATCCATTTCGGTCTGCATCGCTTCGACGGTGGTTCCGACCGATTCGAGGTGCGCCAGAATCGCGGCATCGTCGAGGGTTTCGGCGAGGTTGAACTTCGCCACAATGAATTCACGCAGTTTCTTGTTCATTTGTCCTCCTTGAGACGTTTTTTGGGTGGTTGCGTGTTTACCAAATCCAGCCGCGATCCGCAGACTGGTATCCGCATCGGCTCCGATGGCGACGACCGAAACTTCGCGCAGGATCGACTTGTCGATCACGCGAAGCGGCCCGGTGTACTCGCGCCCGTTCACGGTGCGCTTTTCCTCCGGTGACAGAAAATTCATTTCGATGATCTCCGCCCCGTGCGAGAGCTGCCACTGGCACTTTTTCCCGGCGGCGATGATCGCCGCGCCCTTTTCGGATTCGGGATCGATCCCGCCCGAAACGACGAGAGCGTTTTCGGTCTTCGTCACGTTCAGCTCGCCGAGACGATATTCGGGATCGTTGACATGATTGTACATCAGCGGAATCTGCGCGGCGATCTCCATGCCCGCGAGATTGGTCACGCACGGAACATCGCTCCACCATTGGCTGAACGTGCCGCCCGAATAGGCGACGCCCTCGACGCGCGTCAGGTCGTTGCCGAGTTCGGCGGCTGCGGTCACGAGTAGCATCCGCTTGTCGTCCGGCGCTGCGGCGGCGATCTTATTCTTCTTCTTCATTTGTGTTCTCCTGTGTTGGCGCGGCGGACGATTCCGCCGCGATGCCGTATCTCTTTTTGAGTTTCGCTTCGTGTCCGAGCTGTCGCAGCACGACCTCGTAGTCTTTGCCGTTGGCGGCGCATTCTTCCTGAAGCGTGGTCGTGCCGCTCGCCAGCCGCGACGCTTGAGCGCTCGACTCTTTCGCCGGATCGACATGCGAGAAGCCGTCCCACATCCACGTGTGGTCGGTGCTGAAGTCGAAGTCGTAATCCTCCGGGAAACACACACGGTCGATCTGCTCCCACGTGTCGAAGAGGTCGTCGAGGATCGTTTCCTCGATCTCGCGGCGCTCGATGGCGATCTTCCGGTGGTAGACCTGATGATCCAGTCGACCGGAGGCGTAGTTGTAGCCGCTGGAATTCCCCTTTGCGACGTTGAACGGCATCGAGAGCGCCCGCGCCGCCTCGTTCAATTTCGCATCGACGAAGGCGGTGTAAGTGCTGGTCGGCTGCTCGGCTTTGAGCTGGTGAGCTTTCCATCCCTCGGCGAGAGCGACGCCCGCATTCTTGGCGATCGGTACGACATCGGTGAAGCGGATCTGCCGGACGCGCTTGCCGTCTTCGTTGATTTCATCTTCGAGGTCGTATTCGTCCGCTTCCGGGATCGTATCCGTTTCGAGGATCAGTGAGATCACGGCGGCAGTCTCCGCAGCGGAGACGACCGCGTTGGCGTACCGGCGCAGATCATTGAAGACCGTCAAGCCGCCGGCGATCTCCGGGAAGCCGCGATGCTGTCCGGGGCGCGAAATGTGCGCGTAGTGGATCACCGCGTCCGCTGGGACGAGGTAGAAGTCGGTCAGGCTTCCAACTCCATTGATCGCGCCGGGGTGGACGCGCCAGAAGCGGTACTGCGACGGATTGCCGTTGCGGTCGTACAGGATGCCGTCCACCTCTTTCGGGACGCCGCTTTTCCAATACTCCTCGACATCTTTGGCGGTTTCGCTGCCGACCTGCTCGGTTTCGTAAAGCACGAGGTCGATCTTGTTCACGCCGCGAATCTTCGGGTTGACGATCTTCTGAAAAAACACTTCGCCATCACGCGCTTTTGCGAGACGAGCAAGGCGGAGTTTCGACGCGAGCTTGATCTGGCGCGTGTATTTCTTGAAGCGGATCTCGCGCCGCTGGAGCTTCGCCCGCTCCGCGTCGTCGTCGCGGTCGAGGTCGTATTCGGGATCGTCAAAGTAAAGCTGGAGGCGCGGCCCGGTGCCGATCGTGTCATCGGCGAGCGTTTGCAGGATGCCGCCGAGGAAGCCGTTGTTCGCCACCTCGAAGCGGCTCCGACCGACGACCGTGCGGCGGATCTCCGGCAACAGTTCCGCGTCGGCGGAGAGGTTGTCCGCCCCGCGCCAATGGCGCAGCGCCTCTGGCGACGTGCTGGCGGCATCGAACTTCGCCCGCGCTCCGGGCAGATGGACTCTGATTTTCTTGCTCATTCAAAATCTCCCGGTGTGGAAAGTCTCACGACTCCCAGTGCGCGGAATGCCTTGCGAGGCGAGAGCTTTTGTTTCGCCGCGAACTTTAACAGCGCGATGCTGTCTGCGGCGGGGCGCTGCTTGATCCGCTCGCCGTCGTTTTCGTATTCGGCGGGTTCGAGCGCTTTTCTGGCGATATCTTCCGGCGTTGGCGTTGACATGATGCGTTCCGTCTCCTGATCGTTTTTTAAGTTTTTATCCCGCGACCGTCGGCAATGTCCGCGAAAATTTCAAAAAATTTCGATTTTTTTTCGTTTTTGTGTTGTAAAACTCCATTATTGGAGTTATTTTAACGGCAAAATCATTTTGGCAGGAGAAAAAACATGATCAAAAAATCGCTGATTCCGCCGGTGCAGGAGCCGGAAGTCGATCTTTCCCGCATCAATTTGAAAAATTACGAGCGGTGTCCGTTGTGTGGTCGTAAACTCAAGCGCCAGCTGTCGGAGGAGCGGCTTGCTGCCAATCGGGAGAATCTGAAAAAAAGACGGGAAAAGGGCGGTCGACCTCGAAGCGTAGACCGACCGCCCGATCCGCCACCGGACGCTTCAAAGATCACCGGTGGCGGAGATCACGCGTATGTACGCGAATCAAAGACCACCTCCGTGCCTAAAAAGCCGAAAAAACATCCCGCGAAACGCTGAAACCGTTTTCGCGGGTTTTGTTTTCTGGTGTCGAAAATGAAAAATATCGAAATGAAAATCGATGGCGAAAAGCTGCTGATCCGGCATCCCGACGGGGTGGTGGTGATGCTCGACTTCACCAATGTCCGTCCAGATCTGGCGGCGGGCGCGGCTTATATCTGCGGCATCAAAGTCGCGGCAAAGCCGACGGACGCCTCCGGCGAGCCTCCGGCGAGCCTCCGGCGAGCCTCCGGCGAGCCTCCGGCGAGCCTCCGGCGAGCCTCCGGCGAGCCTCCGGCGAGCCTCCGGCGAGCCTCCGGCGAGC